TTACACCGAACTCTCGGAGCGCGCGTTTCGGGCGCGTGCCCCGCTAATGCCCCAATCCTTCTTCTCGAGCACCCGCGAGAGTCCCTTTTCTGGGCCTCGGCCGTCGTGATGGAAGTAGCGCTGGGCTACTCCGAGCGTCCGCCACCCTCCCCAGGCCATGAGCTGCATCGGAGTGACCTTACCGGAGTCTGCGAGCTGCGAGGCCCACCGGTGCCGCAAGCGGTGCAGGGAGGGCTGCCGCTGCAGCGCGAGCTGCCAGACGACGGAGACCCGCTTAGTGACCCCGGCGGCATCGAGGCCCGGGGAGATGACGGACGCCTCACCCTTGCCCGCAGACGTCGCGAGCGTCGCGCGGAGGCGCTCCGTCAGGATAGGCACATCGCGGCCGCGGCCACTCTTCGTCCTCCAGCTCTGTCCTAGCACTGCGACATGGAGAGATTGCCTGTGTATGTCGCAGGCTCGTAGTCTGGCGATCTCGCTCCTTCGGAGCCCGGCATCCGCCGCGAGCAGAATGATCGTCATCGCGGCCGGGTCCCGCTCTGCCGCGGCCTGCTCGAGCAGCCGATCTAGATCCTCCTCGGAGACCCGATCGCGGACGGAGCGGACGATTACCGTCGGTCTGGGCACGGCGCACGGCGGCTGGGGCAGGAGGTCGCGCCGCACGGCCAGGCGAAATAGCGCGGCGACCTGGTTCAATGCGTTCCGGATCGTCGCCGTCGCGAGCCCCTCCTTCTGCATCTCCAGTATCCACTCGTCGATTTCCCGCAGCCGGGTGCGGGCCACGATCAGCGCGCCCCAGCGGTGCTCGACCCGCGTCAAGGCTTTGAGGTATCCGGTAACCGTCGAATCCGTGAGCGATCGCCCGCGCTCCGCCAGGTAGTGTTCCTTCAGAAGCGCGATCAGCTCAGAGAACGTGATGGATTCGCAAGCGGCGGTGGGAGCTCGGACACCAGCCTCCACCTGCACCTTGAGAAGCCGCCTCTCTTTGAGCCACGCGGCCGCCAGTGAGCGCGTCGCGTAGGACTTCTCCTCGCGGCGGCCCGCGATCCAGATTCGGGCCCTCCAGGAGCCGGATGGAAGTCTCTGCAGGGACCCGAGGCCGTAAGAGGGCCGCCGTGGCGTTTCCGACATGCCGCGAATATAACGCTGATGCCGGACAGCAGCGGCAGGACGGCTGAATCTAACTGCATCCCTGAGGCCTCGCTCTCAGGCGTTCGACTTTCCACCGCCATCACGCCCGCTGGGCCGATCGATGATCCTCACGTCGAACGACCCGCCCGGATCCACGATCACGCGCTTCCCCTCATTATCGTAGGCCCACGCGCGCGCCCCGAGGCCGCAGGTGGGACAGAAGATCCAGGAAGGGAGTAGAACCTGGCCACAGTCCAGGCACCCCTTCGAAGGCGGGTTGTATCCGCGACGCTCGCGGCGCGCGGAGAGATCGTCACCCACTTCGGCGGCCCATGTCGCAGCGATGACGAAACCGTTGTCTTATCCGAGCCACGGAACTCGTCTCACAGGTGCAGCACTCGCGAGCGGAACCCCATAGACCATTGCCCGGACCCCAAGTATCAGATGGCACCCGCCGGCGAAGGGCGTCGTCGATGGCGCGACCCTCACCGCTCCAGCGGTGCCTGGAGTCGGCGGGACTGCCTCTCTCACTCGAGGAGTGGATCCTTGTCATCCTTCGCCTTCTTCGCCGACGCCTTCACGACCACGGCGAGCCGGTTGTGAGTGCCGGCGTAGAACGGTGCGATCGTCGTCTTCGTATGCTGGAAGAGCTCGACCGTCGTCCCGCAGGCCTTATCGACCCACAGGGCCTCGCTCACCACGGCAATGCCTCCTCCGAAGCCCGCGTACGTACTCTTTACTTTCGGCACCAACGGCGCGATGTCCGGCACACCGTATTTCTCCCTCAGCGCCAGGAGCAGCTGCTGCTCTTTCGCGCCGTCGTATTCCCGGATGATCATGAGCAACGTCCCGGAGCACACGATCACAAACTCATTAAAGTCCCTTTGATGCGGCCCAAGGTGCGTGTAGCTGTCGCACAGAGGGATTTCAACGAGATCGGGCTTGTCTCGCTTGAACTTCGACCGATCCTTGAGTTCTTTGTCCAGGATTCCTTGCCCGATCGTGAAACCACCCATCACGCAGCGCTCAGGATCCGGCTGCTCGCTGGCCGCTGCGGAGGGCTCCGTGGTTGCAGGCGTTTCTTCCGTGCCAGCGGCCGGTTCCCCAGCCGTTGCCACCCCGATGAATACCAAGATCGAGAGCGGCATAGAGATCAATTTCATGATTGCCTCCCAACCCGATTCACTGTAGCTTCCGCACCCTTCGCTGGCGCGCCACCCGCCGCGCCAGGGCCGGGGGAAGGGAAGGGGCGCGAGGGATCGGGCGGGGGATCCCTATGAGCAGCATGGGCGTTCTCATCAGCTTCCCCGGCTCGGAGGTTACCCCTTCGCACGCCGGCGACCCTCTGTTCTACTCATGCGCGGACTGCCTTCTTCTGATGGCGTGCGCAGGGCCTTGCGCTCTCGGGCGCGACGGTGAAGATCGCGGGCGAGACCAATCACCGTCCGAAGGTCTTCCTCGGGCAGCTCCGGCACGTGACGGGCAAGGCTAGCCGCCCAGGGCGGTAGTGGCGCGGCGGAACCGGCTGGTGCCGCCTGGCGGCTCTCGCCTGATCGGCCGAGAAGCCAGTCGGCCGGACGCCCGGTGGCCTCGGCGATCCGGTAGAGACTATCTGCCCTGGGAGCCACTTTTCCGCCCATCAGGCGCTGCAGGTTCGATTCGGTCATGCCGACCTGGCGCGCCACGCGGCTGATAGCGCCGCGGCCGCCGGCCTCGATCGCCTGCCGGACTCGGCGTCCGAGCTCCACCTGGTCGTAGGGCACGACCGGCAGGCTACTCTCCGATGTCACTCAAAAAAACTTTCATAAAGGTATTGACACCATCTAAACCGTGGACTAAATACCACGGTATGAAAGGCACTAAGAGATTCAGCCCGGCAAAGCTCCGGGACGCCAGGGGCGACCGGGCCGCCGAGGAGCTGGCCGTGGCCGCCGGCGTGACGCTGCAGACGGTCCGGAACTGGGAGCAGGGGAAAGGGGAGCCAGACGCGACGCCGCTCATGCGGATCGCAGCCCTCCTCGAGAAGCCGCTCGACTACTTCTTCGAACAGGTCGCCTGAGCACGAGGGATGGATACCACCGTGCGCCAGGCCGACCAGGCAAAACATTTCCCCGATGCGCCCGCCCCTTTACCGATGGCCGCCGCGACGCTCAGCGCGTGCATCTCCGCCTCCCTGACGCGGCTCCGGTCCGAAAGGGGAGGGAAAGGCCTCGCCGAGTGCTTCGACGGCCGGGACGGCGAGGAAGTCGCGGAGTCCACCATCAGCCGGTGGATCGCTAAGCCGCGCCGGTTCCCCGCGGTGTTCCTCCCGGTCCTCGTGGAGCTGGATGCGCCGTTCCGGTCGCAGATCTTCCAGATGCTAGTCGCGCGAGCCGCCACTCCCGAAGCGGTCATGCAGAGGCTCAGCCCGGAAGCGGCAGCAGAAGTTGGCCGGGCGTACGAGTCGCTGATCGTCGAGGAGATCGGGCCCGGGAAGTGGGGGCGCCGATGACCGCCCTTGCCCACGTCCGCGAGCCGCTCGAGCGCCGCTACACCGAGGCAGAGGTCGCACAGAAATACAGGGTGTCCCCGCGGACCGTTCGCGAGTGGAGAGCCCTCCGGAAGATCCGGTTCATCAAGATCGGTCGGATCGTGCGCTACCGCCAAGAGGACCTGGACGCGTTCGAACGCAACCACGCCGAGGGAAGGAGGCTGTCATGACGTCTATCCACACGCCAGAGGGCGGGAGGGCCAACGAGCGCGGGAACGTCTGCGGCGAGGACACCTGCGTTTGCCCGGAGCCCGACGCATGCCCGTACGACTGCGGCGAGGAAGACTGCGGGCATACCGAGGACAGAGATTGTCCCTGCGGCAACGGGACCTGTGATGCCTGCTATCCAACAGACGATGACCCAGGCCCAGGGGAAGGCGACGAATGACCCGCCCGATGGTCTCGCGCGACTGGCGCGCATCCGCGGCGACGTTTTCATCGGGATCGCCCCCCGCAGGCTGCCACCCACAGGGGATCGCGGCACCGCGTGAGATTCGGCGCACGCGGCCGCTACGGCTGCTGCTCCTGCTCATGCTGCTCGCCGCCGCCTTGGGAAAGCTCCTCGGCGTCTACGGGCTGATCCGGTGATCGCCGTCCGGATCGAGGAGATCAGCACGGCGCACGTCCAGCTCAAGCCGGTCGGGCGCCTCGACCCGCGCACGTTCGATCACTATCGGCGGCTCGTCCGCGCCGCCGGTGGTTCGTTCGATCCGATGCGCCGCGCTCAGACACTCCCGATGGAGCGGCTCCGGTTGGCGCTCTCGTATTTCGAGAACACGTATTTCCGCCCGCTGCTCTCCGATCCTCTGAAGGCGCATCTTGGGAACGGCGACACGCCCGACCCGGTCCGGGACCCGTCGCTGCAGATGCGCCCGTTTCAGGAGATCGGTGCGCAGTGGCTCGGGCAGCGCCGCGGCGCCGTCCTCGGCGACGAGATGGGCGTGGGGAAGACCGTGCAGGCGGTCATGGCGATCCCGCCGCGCGCCCCGACGGTCGTCATCGGTCCCCAGGCGGCCAAGGGCGTCTGGCGATCGCACTTCCGCGCCTGGCGGCCGGAGACGCTGGTGACGGTCTTCTCCGGGCGGAACAGCTTCCGCTGGCCGATGCGCGGCGAGTCCGTCGTCCTGAACTACGACATCCTGCCGGAGTTCTTTCCCACCCCGCTCCCCGGGACGATCGTCATTGCCGACGAAGCGCACGCGGTGAAGAACGAGGACGCGCAGCGCACCCGCAAGTTCCGGACGCTGGCGACCGCGGCCGCGCAGATGGAAGGAAGCCTGTGGGCCCTGACCGGCACGCCGCTTCTCAACCGGCCTCCGGAGCTGCAGTCGATCCTGACCGCGGTCGGTGTCTTCGAGAAGGCGTTCGGGAGCGAGGCCAACTTCAACGACGGCTTCCCCGATCGCCGGGTGAAGGGCCGCAAGGTCGTGTGGGGCGATCCCGCGCCGTGGGTCCCGGAGAGGCTGAAGACGGTCATGCTCCGCCGCTCGCGCCGCGACGTCTGGCCGCAGATTCCCCCGAAAACCTACCAGGACATCGTCGTCGAGGACATCCCGGCCCAAACGCGCAAGCAGTGCGACGAACTCGTCGCCCGACTTGCCGCGCACGGGATCGATCTCTCGCGCGCCACCGAGCGGGTCGACCTCGCGCAGATCCAGCAAATCGAGTTCACCATGATCTCGAAGATCCGCGCCGCGCTCGCGACAGCCAAGATCCCGGCGATGCTCGAGCAGGTCGAGATGATGGAGGCGGCCGGCGAGCCCCTCGTCGTGTTCTCCTGCCACCGCGAGCCGATCGACATGCTCGGCCGGCGGACCGGCTGGGCCGCGATCACCGGGGATGTTCGGGCCGAGCAACGCACGGAGATCGTCGACGCGTACCAGGCCGGGAAGCTCCGGGGTGTCGCGTCCACGATGCAATCGGGCGGGACGGCGATCACCCTGACCCGCGGGCACATGGTGCTGCTGGTCGATCTGTTCTGGACGCCCGGCATCAACCTCCAGGCCGTTGATCGCGTCTGCCGCATGGGCCAGAACCGCGGCGTCGTGGTCCTGCGGCTCGTCGCCGATCACGCGCTCGAGCACTTCGTCACGGACGTCCTCACCGTGAAGGAGCGGCTGATCGATCAGACGATCGACGCGGCCACGGTCGGACCGGATGAGGGCCTGCTCGACGTGGAATCCGAGAAGCTGCAGCTGGGCCTGTTCGGAGCGGGCGGCCGGCGCTGCCAGTGCTGGTGCGGGGGCGCGTTTCATGGTGAGCCAGGAGAACCGGCGCGCGCCGAGCTGCGCGAACGGTTCGGCCTCCGGACGGAGCGCCTGCACGAGGTGGACGAGACGTATCTCCGCCGCCAGCGCAGCCTCTTCGATTCGGGGGGGCGGTAACCCATGACGACCGCCGATCTGGTAGCGGCTCTGCATGCGCAGATCGTCAAACGCGAGGAGGAGATCGCCGCGCTCCTGACGGTCCTGTCGATCTACGAGGGAATCCCCGCCCCGGAAGCGTCCGCGCAGGTCTCAGAGCCACCGGCACCCGCGCCCTCGGCGCCCGCGGCCCCGAACAGCCCGCCGGAACCCGCGCGGAAGCCTGGCTCGCAGCCATTCCAGGTCACCTGGGCGAAGAACTCGAAGATGGGCGAGGTGCGCGTGCACATCGATCGCATCTTCGCCGGCACGGACGGAAGCCCCCTCACCCGGGCGGAGATCGTCACACAGGTCAAGGCGCGTGGTGTTTCGTTCTCCTTCGGCCAGATCGAACAGGTTGTGTCGAACGTACTCAAGCACATGCAGATCAATGGGCTGGCCGATTTCGGCCCAACCGGCTGGCGGGCGAGAAAGAAATGACCCGAACACACGAACGCCCCGGCGGCGACCGGGGCGTCCATCACTGCAAGGAGACAACCGTGAACAGCACCAAGCCTAGCGCAGGAGAGACCCGATGACAACCGCGACTCAATCGAGCGCTCTCGCGCTCCTGCCCCCACGCCCACTGGCCTCGATCGAGGAGCTGCGGAAAACCCTCGTCGCGATCCAGGACCGGGCCATCCTCCTGACGCCGGTCATCGGCGTGGATTACCTCCCGCCGATGCACCACGTGTCGCTTCGGGGGGTCTTCATCGATCCCACCGTCACGAAGGACCTGAAGAATCCGCGCTCGGAGCGCGGCCGCGACTGCTACTTCGACAGCAAGTTCTGTGCCCCGAACGAGCGCGCGCTGAACAAGCAGGGACTCTCGCGCCTCCTTACGGCCGGCGGTGTATCGGTGATCGACATCGCGCGCGGCGATGACCGGAAGGATCCGCGGGTGTGCACGCTCTACGTGACCGTGGAGGTCCAGCAGCTCGACGGCAAGCTCATCCGGATCCGGGAAGGGAAGACGACCGACCTCCGCGCGGAGCGGACCAGCGGTTGGAGCGTCGAGCGGATCGCGATGGCCCAGGAGCGCATCGAGGAAGTGACCGAGACGAAGGCCCTCCTCCGTTGCATCCGCCAGTTGTTCTCCCTGCAGCAGAAATACACCTCCGAGGAGCTGCTCGAGAAGCCGTTCGTCATCCCGGTCCTGGTGCCCGCGCCGGACATGAACGATCCCGAGATCAAGAGGATGGTCGCGGCGAAGGCCCTCGGGCTCGAGGACGTCCTCTACGGCTCGCGCCCGGGAGCGGGGAAGGTGATCGAGGCGGAGGTCGTGACCCGGAGCTCCGCCGCGCCGCTGGACGCGGACGACGAACCCGAGTCCGGGGCAGCGACAACGTCTGCGCCGGTGTCGGGCGAGGCGGACCCGGTGTACGACGACCTCCCGCCCCCGCAGCCGCAAGGCGGACCCCCGCAAGCCGTCTGCGGATGCCCGTGCGGACACCAGGTGCCGGTGAAGGCCGCCGATGCCGCGATGTGCATGGAGAGGCTCGGCGGATCCGTGCGCTGCCGGCCCTGCTACCCGGGGCGCGATTTCGTCTACGGCGCCCACAAGGATCTCAAGACGCTGGAGATCAAGAGCCATCCGGACTTCACGCCCAAGATGGCTGAGGACCGCCGCAAGCAGCTCGCGGGAGGTGGCCGGTGAAACTCGTCATCTGCCATACCTCAGATTCGCACTTCGACGAACAGGACCGCCTCGACGAAACGGCGCAGCTGCACTGGGAGATCGTCGCGAAGGCCGACGACGCCGGCGTGGACGTGTTCCTCCACGCGGGCGACTTCTTCCACCGGAAGAGCACCCCGGCGGAGCGCACCGCTCTCGCGCGATTCCTGCAGGCGGCCGGGAACGTGGCGCCCGTGATCGGCGCGAAAGGCAACCACGACGCCGCCGGCGACCTGGAGATCTTCAACCGGATCCAGTCGCAGTTCCCGGTCGCGATCTTCGACCGGCCGACGTCGGCGCCCGGGTCCGCACTCACGATGATGCTCGAGACCCGCATGCGCCCGTTCGGGGTGCTCGCCCTGCCCTGGTTCGACAAGGCGCACCTCGTCTCGACGCTCTCGGCGGAATTCGATGCGGAGCAGACCCGCAACGCGACGATCGCCGCGGCCAGGCGCCTCCTGACCCTGCTCGCGATCGAGGCGCAGCGGATCTCCTCGCTCGGCAACATGCCTCTGCTGGTCGGGCACGTCCTCGTCGCCGGCAGCGAGACCGGCACCGGGTTCATTCCGATCGGGACGACCGTCGAGCTGAGCCCCCACGACATCGCCGAGGTCGGGTGCGCCTACGCGGCGCTCGGCCACGTCCACAAGGCGCAGGAGTGGCTCGATGGCCGCGTCGCGTATTCCGGATCCCCGCGGCGCTGCAATTTCGGGGAGCCCGAGGAGAAGGGCTTCCGGCTCGTCACGATCGAGGGCGATCCGAAGACGGGGCGCTACGACGTCGAGAACCGATTCGTCCCGCTCACCTACGCTCGGCGCATCGTCCTGCTGGAGAACACCTGGGACGGTGGCTGGAACATCCCGCTCGGGGAGGGCGCGATCCGCAAGGGGGATCTCGTCCGCTTCCGCTACCGAGTCCGGGCCGAGCACCTGCACGAGGTGGACGAGACGTATCTCCGCCGCTTCTATCTGGAGGGCGGGGGAGCGGACGAGGTTCAGATCGAGGCGGTGATCGTTCACGAGGAGCGGATCCGCTCCGCAGCGATCACGACGGCGCAGACGCTCTTCGCCAAGGTCGAGGCCTACTGGCAGGCGAAGGGCATCGACGTCCCGCCGGAGACCCGCGAGCGGGTGCGCGCGAAGCTCGCGGCCCTCGAAACCCCGGCTCCGGAGGTGATCCATGAGGCTGCGTGAGATCGCCCTTCGCGGCCTGACCCGATTCGCCGGCGCGGAGCCCGTGCGCATCGACCTCGACGCCCTCGGGCCCGGCTTGATCGCCCTGGTGGGGCCGAACGGTGCAGGGAAGACGACGCTCCTCGAGGCGGTGCCGGCGGCGCTGCACAAGCAGTTCGCCTCCCGGCCCGCCTCGCTCTACGAATACGCCGCCGGGAAGGACGCCTTCATCGAGTGCACCTTCGACGACGGCGGCCGCGAGCTCAAGGTGCGCGTCCAGATCGACGCCGACCGCCGCACCTGCGAGAGCTACGTCTTCGAAGACGGCCGTTCCCTGACGACCGGCCGCGCGGCCGAGTTCGACGCGGAGATCCTGCGGCGCTTCGGCTCGCGCGATCTCCTGCTGGCCTCCGTCTTCGCCGCTCAGGGCAAGCAGGGCAACTTCCTCGGCTTGAAGAAGACCGACCGGAAAGGCCTCTTCATCGAACTCCTGGGACTCGCGATGCTCGAGGTTCTGGCGACGCACGCGGCCGCGGCCGCCGCGGATGAGGCCAGGAAGCTCGACCGGGCCCGCCAGCACGTCGCCGACCTGGACGCCGAGCTGGAGGATCTCCCGCTGGCGGAACAGGCCGTCATGAGCGCGACGGAGTCGACCGGCACGCGCCAGGCGATGCTCGAGGACGCGCGTGCGAGTGAGCGGGAGTGGGTCGCGATCGTCGAGAGGCTCCGCGGCGCCGGCGCCCGTCTCGCGGCGCTCCAGCAGGCCAAGGCTGCATCCGCCGGGCAAAACAAGGAGGCGGGACTTGCCCTGGAGCGGGCCGAGTTCCGGCCGCCATGGATCCGGGGCCAGGCAGACGCCCGGCGGACGGTGATTCAGGTGCGCCACTCCGAACGGCTGGAACCGATCGCCCGGGAGCGGGCCAATGGTGCGCTCGCCGCGATCACCCGCCGCGAGGAGGGCCTGCGCGCATCCCTGGAGAACGTCCCGGATGCCGCAACGCTCGAGCAGGAGCGGAAGGATCTCGCCGCGGAGAAGAGACGACTCGATGCGGCAGATGTCAAATACGAGGCACTCCTCGACGTGCAGGCCCAGGCCCTGTTCAACAAAGCGTCGGCCGACGCGGCAGTCACGATCGCGCGCCGGGCGCGCAACAATGAGGTGTCCCGGCTCCAGGAGCAGGTCGAACTCCTGGTGCAGGCGCCCTGCACGGCCGCGCCTTCATGGTGCCCCGAAGCCGCTCCCGCCCCGGTCGAGGTCGACCTCGCCGGCACGTGCCCCCTGCTGGCCGACGCGAAGACCGCCGAAGCGCGTCTGGCGGAACTCCTGGCCAATCCTGTCCTGGAAGAGGACGCCGGCCACGCGCAGGCGATCGCCAAGGCGGACGCCGCGGTCCAGGACGTGCAAGCCGGGGCCGGGGCGATGCTCCAGAGGAAGACGCGAAGGCCCCTGATCGAGACCCGGCAGGACGAGATCACCGAGGCTCTGGCGCGCGTGCGAGCGGCGGCCGGGGCCCAGGAGCAGCTGCGCCTCGCCGGCGAGGAGCGCATCGAGGTCCAGAGCCGGCTCGATGCGGACCTGGTGGCCGCGGCCGAGACGGTGCGGGCGGACCTCGTGGAACTCCAGGGGGTCGAAGACGCGCTCGAGCGGGACCTGGCGACGGCCGCGGCCGAGATCTCCCGAGCCCAGGAGCGGCATGACCTGGCCTCCGTGGCACACGCGGAAGCCGCGGCGGCGCTGGACCGGTTCCAGGAAGAGATCGGGCGACTCACGCTCGAAGAGGCGGAGCGCAAGCTCGAAGCATCGCAGGGCAGCACGAAGAAGGCCGAGGATCTGGCGCGCGACGCGGACCGGGCACTCGAGCGGGCCCGGGCTGCCCTGCAGGCGCTCCAGGCGCGCGCAGGACAGCGGGCGGAGATGCAGGAGAAGGTCGCGGCGGTCGAGCGCGAGCTGGGGGACTGGCGGCTCCTCGCCACAGCCCTCGGCCGGGACGGCGTCCAGGCGCTGGAGATCGATGCGGCCGGGCCCGAGGTCGCCCGAATCACGAACGATCTGCTCGAGGCCTGCTACGGGCCGCGCTTCAGCATCACCTTCGAGACCCTCCGCGAGAAGCGCTCCGCCGCCGGCGAGTTCGTCGAGGCCTTCGACATCCAGGTCTTCGACCGCGGCGAGACCCGCCCGGTCGAGGCGCTCTCCGGCGGGGAGCGGGTGATCGTGGGCGAGGCGATCGGGCTCGCGATCTCCATCTTCAATGCCCGAAAGAGCGGGATCCGGTGGCAGACGCTCTTCCGCGACGAGACCGCCGGCGCGCTCGATCCGAAGAACGCCGGCCGCTACGTCGCGATGCTCCGCCGCGCGATGCAGCTCGGCGGGTTCCACCAGGTGCTCTTTGTCGCGCACGTGCCCGAGGTCTACGAGGCCTCGGACGTCCAGGTCCACGTCGCCGACGGCGCAGTCCGGATCGGCGCTCTCAGGGAGGCTGCATGAACAAGGCCGCAACCGCTGAACACACCGAGGCGCCGGCGAGCGCCGCGGTCATGATCCCGATCGACCAGATCGTCCCGTCGCGGACGAATCCCCGGAAGATCTTCGACAAGTCCTACCTCGAGGAACTGAGCGAATCGATCGCGCGCAAGGGAGTCCTGCAGCCGCTCCTGCTCCGCCGCGCCGGAGAGGGATACGAGGTCGTCGCGGGCGAGTGCCGCTTCCGCGCGGCGAAGGCGGCCGGCCTCGATTCCATCCCCGCCACGATCCGGGATCTCGACGAGGAGGCGGTCATCGAGATCCAGGTCATCGAGAACCTGCAGCGCCGGGATCTCCATCCCCTCGAGGAGGCCGCCGGCTACAAGGCGCTCATGGGCTTCGGCCGGGACGCCGCGCGCATCGCGCATCAGGTGGGGAAGTCCGAGAAATACGTCTACGACCGGATCAAGCTGCTGGAGCTGATCCCGGAGGGGCAGACGGTATTTCTGGCTGGCGAGATCACGCCGGGCCACGCGATCCTGATCTCGCGGCTCGCACCCGCCCAACAGAAGATGGTGCTCGGCGAGCCCGATTCGAGGACCTCGCCCCTCTGGCAGCACGACGATGTGCTGTTCCGGCCGGACGCCAAGACGCCGAAGTTCGGATACCGGAAGGCCAAGAGCGTGCGCGAGCTCGAAGGCTGGATCGACAAGAACGTCCGGTTCAAGACGGACCAGGTCGAGCAGATTCTCTTTCCGGAGACCGCGCGCGCCATCGAAGAGGCGACTGAGGCGAAGCAGAAGATCGTCCTCATCACCCATCAGCATGCGACCTCACCGGAAGTGCGGGAGCCGGGTGGCCAGCGCATCTACAGCGTCGTCTCCTGGAAGAACGCCACGGGGGAGGGCCTCGAGAGCGAGCAGGACAGATACGGCACGAAGCGGCGTAAATCTCAGACCTGCGAGAAGAGCGTGCTGGGCGTGTTCGGCGCGGGACCGGCACGCGGAGAGACGCTGCGCGTCTGCGTGAACAGGTCGTGCGGGATCCACTGGCCGGAGCGGAAGAAACCGAAACCCGCCTCTCGGACGTCGTCGCAGAGCCAAGCCAAACGACAGGCGGCCTACGAAGAGGAGCGCAGGCGGGAGGAGGCCGTGCGCGAGCGCTTCAAGAAGGCCCGCCCCGCGATCCTCCAGGCTTTCCAGGAACGCATCTCCGAGATGGACGCGAAGCCTGGCGGTCCAGCGGCCCAGCTGGTGGCGCGCCATGTCTGGGAGAACAAGATCCCGAAGCTCAAGTCGCTCGAAGATTTGGTGCGCGCCGGCGCCTATCACCTGATCGGTCAGGTGGCCGAGTGGGTTGCGCAGGATGACTTCCCTGAACTCGGGAAGGACTTTGGCGTCGACGTGCAGAAGATCCTCGACGAGCACGCTCCCGTTGTCGAACAACCGAAGTCGGAGGACGCGCCGGCGAAGAGAGCTAAGCGCGCCGCGGCGCCGGAGAAGAAGGCGAGGAAGAAGAAGTGATCCGCCGGCTGCTCTGTCAGCTCCTCGGCTGTCACAAGAAACCCGACTCGCTGCGAGTCGTCATCGGGCCCGTGGCCCTGAAAGGAAGTGGACGCATGGTGCAGAAACAGATCACGAACGAGCAGAAGGTGCTCCTCTCGATCGCCCCGACGACTGCCGCCGGCAAGCCGGCGAACATCGACGGGGATCCCATCTGGCAGCGGGACTCGGGCGACGACAGCATCGGCGTGCTCGGCCCCGTCCTGGCGGATGGCCGGTCGGTCGAGTTCATCTCCGGCGAGGGCACCGGCGTCGCGACGATCACCGTGACGGCGGACGTCGACCTCGACCTGGACGAAATCCGCAACATCTCCGAGACGTTCGAGATCTCGGTGGTGTCGCCCGAGGCCGAGCGGCTGAACGCGACGGTGGGAGAACCGGAGCTCAAGCCGATCCTCTAGGACTCTTGCGCCGCTCCCGTTCGAGATGGGCGGGGGCGGCGCTGGCCGTATTCCAGGAGACGGGGCGATGGGAGAGGTCGGGGATTACTGGCGCGAGCACAAGGAGCACGAAGCCGACGTGCGCCATCGCGTCGCCCGATGCAACCGGTGCGGCCGCCCGGCGAAGCCGGACCGGAAGCGTCCGGGCCGCATGTGGTGCTCGGCCTGCAAGCGCCCGTTCAAGGCGCCAGGCTACATGAACGAGAGAGAGGAGCCGGGGCAGTGACGGACAGCGTGGAGGTGGACCTGCGTCCGCCGGCGCCGCTCGACGATCCGCCTTGCCGCTGTTGCAAGGGGGACGTGTTCTGGCGACTCCCGCACGGTCCGTGGATCTGCATCAGTTGTCACCCGCCGGATCCCTCGGCGGCAATCGAGACCAGGAGTGGCTCATGAGCGATACCGAGAGCGCGCCGGCCCAGGCGAGGAAGATGACCGGCGCCGAACTGATCGCGGCCGAGCGGCAGAGGCAGATCGAGGTCGAGGGCTACGACGCCGCACACGATGATTCCAGTCATGGAGAGTACGCACCGGGCGGGCCGGCGCTGATTCGGGCAGCCCACTCCTACCTGCTCCGAGGCACTCGCCTTACGGCGGGGTTTACGGGTGCACCACCGTACTGGCCGTGGGACGCGGAGTACTGGAAGCCCTCCACGCCGATCCGCAACCTGGTGAAGGCCGGTGCCCTGATCGCGGCCGAGATCGACCGCCGGCAGCGTGGCGGTGAGACCGAATGAACCCGGCGATCCTCAGGATCGGCCTCGATGTGGTCGCCTTCGCGATCGCGGTCCAGGCGAGCTCGTGCGTCTTCTGCGGATGCACCGAGTTCGACGCCTGCCCGGGCGGCTGCGCATGGATCGAGATCGCGGTCTGCTCGGCGTGTCAGGGGATCGAGCTGTGAAGCTCGCGCTGCCATGCCCGGTCCCCGGCTGCCGCAACCTCCGCCGGATCGAAACGCACGTCATGTGCTGGCCCTGCTGGCGCCACGTGCCCTTCTTCCTCAAGGCGGAAGTCTGGAAGCAGTGGAAGCACTCCGCGGGCTCAAGAGATCACCTCGAGTCGGTCGCCTCCGCGATCAAGGCTGCGCGGAGCCAGCGGTTCCCGGAGCCGGCCCGGTGAACGAATGGAAGCAGACCGACCGCGAGATTGAAGACTGCGTTTGCGGACCTGACGATTTCGTTGAGGCGGGAAACGTCTCTGTGACAATCCGGTTGGATGAGGACTTCGACCTATTCTGTCTCAGGTGCACAGCGTGCGGTTGCGCTGTCCAAGCCACGACACAGGAAGAGGTCTACGTCATGTGGGACGCGGCGATGAAGGCGCTGGCGGGAGGACTAACGCCATGACAGACAAACTCACCGAACTCCGGGAGGCGGTAGACAAGGCGGTGCTTACCAAGATCGAAGTCTACCGCCTCATCGACGCGCTCTTGGAACCGGACACGCACGACGAGATCGGGCAATGGATGGGTGCGCTCCAAGATCTTGCGGACGCAACAGGACTCGGTGCCGGTGCAAGACCCTACTCGCCAAAGAAGTTCTTCGAGGAAAACATCGCTGCGGTGCGTGAGATGCGCGCACGCCTCAAAGAACCGCAGCGCCCGACGAATGAGGACTTGATGCGTGTTTGGGACCTGGCGTTCATTACCGCGTCAGCACACTCTGGGCTCGCCTCCTGGGCGTGGGACCCGTCCTTCATCGCCTTCGAGGACTGGCTCGAAGCCATAGGGGCGCTCCGGGCTGGGAGCCGCGCTATGCGGAAGGAGACGGTTTGACCCGCCTCCACATCGCCCAGGGCGTCTCACTCGGCCAGGACTTCGCCACCAAGACCGCCGCGATCCTCGCCCAGCGGCGCAAGGGCAAGACCTACACGGCCTCCGTGATCGCCGAGGAGATGGTCGCGGCGAAGCAGCCGTTCGTCGCGCTCGACCCGACGGGCGCCTGGTGGGGCCTCAGGAGCTCGGCCGACGGAAAGGGTGAGGGGCTGCCGGTCGTGATCCTCGGCGGGCAGCACCAGGACATGCCGATCGAGCGGAACGGGGGCGCCCTCGTCGCGGACCTCGTGACCGAGGAGCCCGGCTTCTACGTCATCGACTTCTCGATGTTCGAATCCGGAGAGGCTGAGCGGCAGTTCGCCGTGGACTTCGCCGAACGGCTCTACCGCGCGAAGGCGCAGCCCGGGCGCGATTTCCCCCTGCACCTCTTCATCGACGAGGCGGACCGGTTCATTCCGCAGCAGATGCGGAAAGGCAGCGGCGAGACGAGCCCGCGGCTGCTCGGAGCGTCCTGCGCACGGTCGGGCCGAACGACCGGAAGGCGATCGACGGCTACGTCGTGTCCCACGGCACCGAGGCCGAGCTGCTCGCCCTCAACGAGTCGATGTCCTCCCTCGCGCTAGGCGAGGCCTGGCTGTGGGAGCCGGGGGGCGATCCGGCGATCTTCCGCAAGATCCGCATCCGGGAGCGGCGGACGTTCAACTCGTCGGCGACACCGGAGCCCGGCAAGCAGCGCGTCGAACCGCGCCGCCTGGCGCCGGTGGACATCGAGAAGTTCCGCAAGCGGATGGCGGCCACGATCGAGCGACGGAAGGCCGAGGACCCGAAGGAGCTGCAGAAACAGATCGCGGACCTGAAGCGCCAGCTCGCGGCGAAGCCCACCACCCAGCCGGCAGCGCCGGCGAAGGTCATCGAGAAGCCGGTCCTGCAGCCGAAACTGCTCGCCCGCCTCGAGGCAGCCACGAAAGCGTATGGCGCCGCGGTGGATAGGTCCATTGCGGCGGTCGAGGCCGCCCGCGTCGCGCACGGGGAGGCGATCGGCCCAATCTATCGCGCCTTGAATGCGCCGCTCCACGGCCCCATTACGCTTCCCCATACACCCAACGAGACGCCCCGCCCCGTCGCTCCCTCCCGGCATGCAGCCCCGGCGCGCGCAACCGGCGAGTCCCTCGGCCGCGTCCACCGCGCGTTCCTGACCGTCCTGGCCAACCGACAGGGGAAGGGGACCCGCCGGAACCAGCTCGCGGTCTTCAGCGGCTACTCCGCGAAGAGCCGTCACGTGGACAACACGATCAGCACGCTCCGGTCCAGCGGGCACATTCAGGGGCCGGGCGACTCGCTCGTGATTACTGAAGCGGGACTCGCGGCGCTGGGCCCGTGGGATCAGCTTCCCACCGGCAAGGCCCTGATCGATTACTGGATAAGAGAAGCCGGGAAAGCGCCCGGCGAGATGCTCAGGGTCCTGGTGGACGCCTATCCGCGAGCCATGACCCGGGACGAGGTCGCGTGCGCCTCGGGGTACTCCGTCACCAGCCGACACGTCGACAACTCGCTCAGCTACCTCCGAACGCTTGAGCTGATCGAGGGGCGCGGCGAACTGCGTGCTGCGGGAGAGCTGTTCGAATGAAACTCGAAACCTTCAGGGACCCGGTGACGCTTGATTCCATATTCCGTTTCAGCGTCGATGGTGAGGTGCTCGCCCTGCTCCACCGCCAGATCGAGGAGCTGAAGAGAGAAGGGGGCGACAGCATCGGAGGCGCGATTCTGGTTCTCGCGTTCCTCTACAAGCGAGAGAAGGACCGTCGCGCCGCGGAACAGCGGGGTGAGGTCCGGGTATCCATGGTCCCCACACACGACGGACGGTTCCGCCTGGTGGACCGATGAGCGAGACGCCGTGACCAGAATGGACATCGCCTACGTGACGACTCTGCTTCTGCTCTCAACAGGGCTCTCGGCGCTGTGTCCAGGCCAATACAAGGACCATCCGGTTCCGCCAGGGCCGCTCAAGTTCGCAGACCGCCCAGAGATCGAGTTCATCGAGGCCGAGCCCGATACATGCGAGGCCTGGGCCAGACTCTATTTCATCGCAAAGGACCAGTGGTACGCATGGAGAGGCAGAAGCTTTCGCATCTCGAAGGGCGACCTCACCCTGCACTGCCCCACGATCGCGCTCGCCTACCCGGAATCCCCTGACGCTGCGAGCTGCCTTCTCGCCGAAGAGCAGCGCGAACGTTGGTGGGAGATCTACGAGCGGACGGAAGCCGAGGCGCGCGCGTGTCTACACGTTCCGCCGGAGCCGTCACGATGAGCGAGACGCCGAAGAGGAAGTGGACGCTGGGGCAGGCTAGGGCGAAGGCGGCAAGAGTAGACGAGATTGGAGAACTTCCAGAAACGGCCGACTGCATCCGCTCCTTGATCGAGCAGCTGCGGGAGGTGCAGAAGGCTATCGAGACGCTGCGCGAACAGGTGGAAGAACACGCATCGGGCCACACGGAAGTGTGCGAACGATTCGGCGCTCCTGCAATTCAAGCGGCCCGCGAGGAGCAGTTCCGGGCGGACTGCGCGGCGATGTGTCCGGAGTGCGCGAAGGACGTCCCGCTCTCGCGCGCCGGTGAGACACCGTGGACGCATGTCGTTAGACCATATACGCCAGAGGCAATCGAAATTTACTGCCCTGCCTCCCCGCTCCACGAAGCCCACGCGGCGAAGCAGGTCACGGGGGCATGACCATGTTCCTGAAGCGCCGGCGGGAGCTGCTCCAGCTCATCGGGGACCTCCGGGAGGAGCTGCGTATCACGCGCTCAGCCTCCGCCTCTCTGCTGGCGGTGGAGGAGAAGACCCATGTCGTGATGCAGGCGCAGCTCAAGGCCCTCCACGCGCTGGCGGACGCCTACCTGGCGAATGCCCGGACCCTGGCCCGCCTGGAGCATCGGCTCGACGGGATGTCGGAGGGGCGGGCGCCGCCTCCCTGGCTGTCCCGCCGCCCGCCGGATCCCTCGCGCAACTGACCCCGGCACCCGAACTGAACGTCTCCAGAGGAAGGCCCCCCAGGCGATGCCAGCCACCGATTACAGAGTTCAGGACGGACCACTTCCGCCCGGAGTCCGGGAGAGGGGAGAGGGCTAGTTGCCGCGAGTTCGCGATCTCCATCCGGGGTTCTTTCAGAACGAGGATCTCTGTGGACTCCCCCCCCATGCCAGGCTCCTCTTCGAGGGGCTCTGGTGCTGGTCGGACCGGGACGGGAAGGTCGAGGATCGGCCCTCGCGCCTGAGGGCCTGGATCTTCCCCTACGAGCCGGACGTGCCGGTCGAGCAATACCTCGCCGCGTTGGCCGATCTGGGGTTCATCACGCGGTATCAGGTGGACGGCACCAGTGTCATCAGGGTGGTGCAGTTCGCAGCGCGACAGCACCCTCATCCGAAGGAGATAAAGTCAAAGCTGCCAGACCCTTACAGGCCGACAAGAAAGCCGGTTGCCAGCAACCGGCAAGAAACCGGAAAGCAACCGGCTAGCCGGTTGAAAGCCGGTGAAGAGCCGGTTAAAAGCCCGGCGGATGTCTCTTTTCCTTCTTTTCCTTCGGATGTCTCTGTACCTGAATCCGTCGCTGTGCCAAGTGCGGTACCAGGGGAGCCCGACCCTCCTGCCACAGCGACGGATTCTCTCTCAGGCCTGAACCCCGGAACGGCAACAGCCGAACCACAGCCCGACGACGAGGACCCGCGTCGCTTCGAACTGCCCGAAGACCTCCCACCCGAAACCCCGGAGACCGCCACACCCGAAACCCACCCAAGCCTCGGCGAGATCGACGGATCGCACCGCTCGAGAGTCGTCGCCGAAGGGATTCTCCGCGTCACGCAGGAACTCGCGAGAAGCCGGGGGAACGAGTCCATCCGCGACGACCTGGACCTGTTCGTCCCCCTCGGCACCTGGGGCGCGCAGATGCGCCCCGTGATCCGCGCCCCCCGCGCCGCAGCCGAGCGCGTCCTCGCGTGGGTCAGGAATCAGGTCGCCGGCAGCGCAGCCGAGTCCCTGCGCAAGCGCCTCCTGATCGTCGAGGACGAGAGCCCATGATCCGCGTCACCGTCCCGTGGGATCCGGACAACGCCTCGAGGAATCGCCTCGACGGCCGGCACTGGACCGTGAAGCGCCACGCCTACGCGAAGGGCCAGGAAACGGCCGCGTGGGCGTGGATCGCTGCCGGGAGACCTCGAGCGCCGGGTGCCGTCCTGGTCACGCTCCTGATCCGCCGGGCGGAGTGGATGGACCTCGACGGCGCCCTCTCAGGTTGCAAGCCGGTGATCGACGGCCTGTTCCGCAAGGCCATCACCCCGAACGACTCCCCGGTTTGGATCCGCTCCGTCACCGTGCTGCAGGAGCGCCGCGCTGGACGGTCAGAGGTCGAAGTCCTCGTGGAGAACGCGGCGTGACCTGCACATGCTGCGGCCGCGCGCCTGCGAGACTCGCGGGACCGCGCGCCTGCGACCGTCTCTGCAGGCCTTGCTGGAAGGCCGTCTGGGCGTTCGGGCAGCAGGCGCGACCCGACCTCGTCGAGGCTCTCCGACAGGCGGAACTCACCGCGCGCCGGGTCCAGATCGCGCTCGAGGTGCTCCCCACCGGGTAAGTTTTTTTCTGCAGTTCCCGTCCACGAAACCAAAAACGGGATTACGGTGCCGCATGTGTGAGGCCGTGAGGGCCCCATCGTGCGGGAAACCCACATGAACTCGTGCCGGCGAAACTCCGAGTCGAATCGCTGCCGATCCGATCGCTCTCTGCCGATCCCGCGAACTTGCGCGTGCATGGCGATCGTTCGATCGACGGGATCAAGGCATCGCTCCGGCGCTTCGGCCAGCGCAAGCCGATCGTCGTCGACGGGAAGGGCGTCGTGAGAGCGGGCAACGGGATACTGGCCGCGGCGATGGCGCTCGGCTGGACGCATGTCGACGCCGTCCGGCTGCCGCTGAAGGGCGTCGAGGCCACGGCGTTCGCGATCGCAGACAATCGCGTCGCGGAGCTGAGCGAGTGGGCGCCGGAACTCGGGGCCATGCTGCGCGAGCTCCAGGCGGAAGACGCGGATCTTTTCGTCGCAACCGGTTTCACGGACGCCGAGCTCGGAGAGTTGCTCGATGCGGCGGGTCTCGTCACGGACGGCGCCACCGACCCGGACGCCATCCCGGCCCCACCGGACCAGCCGATCACGCGCGCGGGCGATCTGATCGAGCTCGGCGTCCATCGGCTGCTGTGCGGGAACGCGGCCAGCGCGCAGGACATGGCGCGGCTGATGCAGGGTGCGCGCGCTGACTGCCTGTGGACGGACCCGCCTTACGGCGTGCGCTACGAGGGGAAGACGGCGCGCCGGTTGCGTTTCGAGGGGGACGACCCCGAGGGCCTTGGGGAGCTGCTGCGCGCGTCCTTCGCGACCGCCTGCGCCGTGCTCGAGCCGGGTGCGGCGATCTACATCGCGCATCCCGCCGGCCGTGGCGCGGCGGTCTTCTGCGAGGCGTTCCTCGAGGCGGGATGGGTGCTGCACCAGACGCTCGTGTGGCGGAAGGACGTGTTCGTCCTGGGCCACAGCGATTACCACTACCAGCACGAGCCGATTCTCTACGGCCACGCGCCAGCCAAGGGGCGACGGGGCCGCGGCGGCGCCGGATGGTATGGCGACAACGCGCAGAGCTCCGTGTTCGACGTGCCCCGGCCGCGCGCGAGCGAGCTGCACCCGACGGCGAAGCCCATCGAGCTGATCGAGATCGCGCTGCGCAACTCCACGCAGCGAGGGGACCTGGTCCTGGACTGTTTCGGCGGGTCGGGCTCGACGCTGATTGCGGCACATCGCCTCGCGAGGCAGGCCCGTCTGCTCGAGCTCGACCCCGCTTATTGCGACGTCATCGTGCAGCGCTTCGAGGAGCACACCGGAATCAAGGCGAAGCGACCCAGGGCGAAGAAGGGGACGGCTTGTGCGTAGGGCCAGGACCGCCTTCGGAGTGGCCCTGTGGCTGATCGTCGCGGCGACGGGGAACGGTGCGGCGCCGCACCCAAGATCGGCCGGCCTCGGCAGTGGCCCTGCAAGAGACCCATCACGCCCGGCTCCGACCGCGATGGACAAAAGGGCCGGTGCTGGAAGCACGGGGGGAAGAATCTCGCCGCGAAGCCAGGCGCCGATGAGCGCGGCGGCCGACCCCCCACGACGTTCACCTATCGCCGTTTCCTCCCCGCCGAGGAGAGAAAGACCTACGACTCAGCCCATGTCGGTCACCTCGACGATGAGATCAAGCTGGCGCGCGCGAATCTCGCACGCTTCCTGCAAAAGCGCGCGTCGAGCAAAGAGCCCGGGGTGCGTCTGCGCGTGGAGATCTCCGGCGGCAGACCGTACGTCGTTTATCGGCCGTGGCACGAGATCGAGCTTGAGCACCTGTCCACAATCCGCCGCCTCGAGCTCGCCCGGCAGCAGCTCCTCGCCGGCGCTCCCCCGCCCCACGAGGGCGAGGGCGATGAGGACTATGAAGCATGGGTAAGCCGGTTCGGATCGGAGCCCTCGTCCTCGCCGGACTCCTCGCGGCCGCCGGAGGAGTAGTGGCGCTCTCCCAGGCCCAGCGCACCGCCGCGCTGCGGGATCCGGCGTATCACCGATATCTCATGTTCGGGAAGGCCGACGCGGCGCTCGAGCGCACGCTCGGCCGGCCACTCGAGTATCACGAGCGCCAGGCGCATCTCCCGTGGCCGCAGCGGCAGGCCATAGACCGGTGCGAGCGTGCGGTGTACGAGCGGAACGGCGAGGACATCGCGATGCGCTTCGCCCGCCAGGGGGGGAAGAACGAGACCGAGGGCTTGCTCGAAGCGCGGATGATGTCGATCTTCGCGCGCCGGCCGGGCAGTCGATGGATTCGCGTTGCCCCGACCTACTCCCCGCAGCTCGTCAACTCGAAGCACCGCCTGGAGAAATTCACCCGCGTGGATCCGTTGCTGCGCGCACGTCCACGCGGGCGCCAGGGCGGGATCGTCGAATACGAGAACGTCCAGATCCAGTTCCTTTCGGCTGGCCCGACCGCAAACGTCGTGGGAGCGACCGCGTCGCTTGGGCTGTCGGTGGATGAGGCACACAAGATCAGCCCGGCGAAGTTCCTCGAGGACATGGGGCCGTTCACCGCCTCCACGAACGCACCGACGATTCTCTGGGGCGTGGCCGCGGCAAAGCAGGACCTCCTCTACGAACACGTCGAGCGCCTCCGCGGCACGGACCGGCTCCTCGAATTCCCCGCCGCGATATGGGCGGATCTCTCGAAGGCGTATGCCGCGCACTATGAAGGGAAGCGCAAGACGCTCGGAGGAGATCACCCGATCGTGCGCACGCAATACGACCTGATCGACATCGAGGCGATCGGCGGCTACCTGAACTCCGCCCAGCGCGCCGCGCTGTTCTCCGGCGACCATCCGCGCCTCGAGGGCCCGCGCCGCGGCATGCACTACGCGATGGTCGTGGACATCGGCGGGGAGTCGGAAGTCGAGGTCGATGAGCACGAGATCGTCATCTCTGCACCGGGGCGCGACGCGACGGTCGCGTGGATCCTCGAGTGGGATCCGACGGAGACCTTCGACGTCTATCCCGTCGTGCGGATCGTCGCCGGGCAGTGGTGGGTCGGCGCGTCCCATCTGAAGAACGTCCCCGAGCTCTGCACCCACGCGCGGCACTGGGATGTCGGGAGCGGCGTCTGCGACGCGCGCGGCGTGGGCGAAGCCGTCGCGATGGCCCTGCATAAGGAGATCCCGGCGATCGAGGCCTATATGGCCACGAGCCCCGAAGTCTCAGCCGATTGCTACGACCTCTTGGCGCGGCTCAACAAGGGGACCGTAAAGATGTGGCGGGCGGATCCCGCAGAAGATCAAGAGCATCGCGAGCTCGGCGCGCAATCGCGGCACACGCGTTACGAGATCCGCGCCGGCGACAAGATGGCCCTCTGCAAGCCCACCGGCATCGGAAGCTCCGACAAGCACATCGATGGCATCAAAGCGCTCACCTACATCCATCGTGCGATCGGTGGACCGGCGGCCGGCACTGACACAGAAGAGCTGGAGACCCCGCGCGGCGTGCTGAACCCCTTCGAGGGGCGCCGGGAGCGCATCGGATGACCCCAGAGACCACGAGCGAGCGGCCGCTCGAGCAGTGGGGCTGCTTCGAGGAGCCCAGGACGATTCACGTCCTCAAGTTCAGTGAAATTAAGCAGCACGAGACCGACGGGCTGCTTTGTCCCTGCGGGCCACGCATCGAGTGCTATGAGAACGGGCGGACCGTGATCCACGCGAGGATCCATTGAGCCTGCTCGACCGCATCCTGGGCCGCGGCGCAACGCAGACGGCAGCCCCGTCAGTGGGGGATGTCGTTCCGCGCCAGGCGCTCATCGAGGCGCACGCCCGGATCCGCCGCGTTACTGCCGAGGCCGAGCGCCACGGCGAGCGCGCCGATGCGCTGGAAAGCGTCCTGTCCACGATCGGCGATCCGGACGCCCTTCTGCCGTTCGCCACGCGCCAGGCGCAAGGGCTGTTCCGCGCGATCGGGAAGGGAAAAGAGACCGATCGCGATCTGAACACCTTCAAGCGCTCTGAGATCCTCCGCCTCGCGCACCAGGCCTTCGCGTTCCGCGGCGATGCGCACAACATCCTGGAGTCGATGATCGACTTCATCATCGGTGATGGCTTCGCGCCTAAGGCGCAGCCGCTCAAGGATGGCAAGCCGAACGAGGCACTGCAGCAGCTGCTCGACGCGCTGTGGGAGGATCCGAAGAACCGCCTGGAGGATACTCACGAGGCGATGGTGCGCAGCTACCTCCTCGAAGGGGAGCGCTTCGCCCTGGCGGAGCTGTCGGAGCAGGACGGGCGGCTGGAGATCGCCTACGTCCGCCCGGAGAAGGTCACCGGAGTGATCCAGGACAACCGCGGGCGCGACGTGCTGATCGCCGTCGAGCGCGGCGCCGGCCAGGAGCCCTGGGAATATTTCGTCCTGGATAACCTGACAGACGAGATCGAGATTGAGCGGAAGCCCGAGGATCAGCAGGGCAATCGCTACGTGATCACCGAGACGCTGGTGGACAGCGGCGGCGCGAAAACGACCGTAATGCGCAGCGTCCGGGGGCTCGCCCTCGCCTGGTTCGCCAATCGCCCGGAAGGCGGCAGCCGCGGCCGCAGCGAACTCGCCGAGATCCTCGACTACATCGCCGCGCACGACGAGCTCGTCTGGGCCCAAGTGCAGCGCGAGAAGCTGCTGAACCTGTTCGTGATGGACGTCTCGATCGAGGGCGTCACGAACAAAGAGGACATCGACGCGAAGCTGAAGGAGATGGGCCTCCTGAAGGCGCCCGAGAATCCGAAGGTCGTCGCGCACAACGACAAGGTCACCGTGCAGATGATCAAGCCAGAGCTTTCCGCGGGGACGAAGAACGAGCTCGAGCGCACCCTCGCCGTGAATATCTACGGCGCTAAGGGCATGCCGGAGCACTTTCGAGGGTCCGGCGGGGATTCCAACCTGGCGACCGCGCAGGCCCAGGACGTCCTCCCGATGAAGCGCCTCCGCCGCAAGCAGAAGCAGGTCTCGACGCTGTTCAAGAAGCTGATCACGATCCAGCTGGAGCTGCAGGTGCGCGCCGGCGTGGCGGATGAGAACACGGTCGGTGAGTTCGAGATCGTCTCCACCGAGGTCGGTGGCAAGGATAAGCAGCGCGGCACGACGATCATCAAGGATCTCATCGCCGCGATCTCGGTCGCCGTAACCGACCAGGTGCTCAAGCCCGAAGCCGCGAACGCGATCCTCATCCAGGCGCTCCGCGAGGGTGGCTGGGAAGTGCGCGACGAATGGGCCGAGCTGCCCGAGGGCGCCGACATGGCCATCGTCGAGAAGATGCTGGCCGAGCTCGCCGGCCGGCAGAAGGCCGAATCCGAGCCGGACCGCGAGCCGCGCGGGGATCCGCGGAGGGTGAGCCGTGCGGCGTAACCAGCGCGAGCTCGAGGCTGCAATCCGCGCCTATGGGCGCGAGCTCGACGCGCTGCGCAAGCGCGGGCTCGTGCTACAGGCGCGCGATTTGATCCGGATTCGCGCCGCCTTCCGGGAGTTCGTGCGCCGGCTCTCCAGCAGCGTGCCGACCTCGCGCTTTAGCCAGATGATCATTGGATCGATCCTTCGGGACCTGGCCCAGGAGATCGACCGCCTGACGCAAGAGTTGGATGTCACAGTGCGCCGCGGCTTGCTCGCTCAGGAGCAACTCGCGAACGAGTCCCTGCAGGCGTTCATGCGGCACTTTACCGAGACCGGGCAGGCAATCGGCCTGGTCAGCCTCTCGCCCAGCCAGCTCGACCTGGTCCGGGATTTCAGTGCGCGGCTCATCTCCGTCCGGGAGGGCGGTCTCGGGGCCCGAATGCTCGCGGCCGTCGATCGCCTGATCCGCCTGTCAGCCCTCGGCGCCGGCGAGGGTGGGTTCGTCATCGCCGAGCGGATCCTCCAGGCGATGCGCGGTCTCCGCCGGTTCCACTGGGAGGCGGAGCGGATCTATCGCACAGAGGTCCTCCGGATCCATTCGATCGTGACCCAGCAGGGAATCGAGCGGCTGGCCCAGCGCATGGACGTCCAGAAGATGTGGCGCTGGTCCGGGATCTCGCGCGAGGAGCACGCGCGGATCGACGGTCAGGTTGTCCCGGCCGATGGGAAGTTCAGCGTCCCTCTCCCGAAGGGCGGGACCGTGAAGATGATGTTCCCGCGGGATCCGGTCGCGCCCCCGGAGGCGACGATCAACTGCGGGTGCTACGTCGTGCCTGTGCCCACACAGGCCCTCGCCGCTGCGCGGGAGCTCGGGATCGAGCTCGCGGCATTCCCGAGGGCCGCCTGAAGGAGGAGTCGTCATGAAGTGCCACGTCGTGAAGCACACCACGGTTCAGGTCGGCCTCGAGGACATCTCGCGTTCCTTCGAGGATCGGGCAACGTCCGAGGAGGCCGCAATCATCGAGGCGAGCACGCGGGCTTGGCTCGAGGGGAAGAACAAAGCGCTCTCGACGCTGGACATCGGTCACCGTTCCTCGTCCACGATGACTGCCGTCGATCAGACGATCAGTTACCCGGACAAGGCGAATCCGAAACGCCGGGTCTACGGGACGAAGGAGCGGCCTCTCCAGGAGAAGGACATTCTGCTCGCGAAGCTGGTGACGAAGAATCAGTTCGGCGGCGACGAGGAGCTGGACAGTGGCGATCCATTCATCCCGCGCGTGCGGATCTGCCTCTACGACGGCAGCCAGGCGGAGGTGCCGCTCTTCGAGGTGAAGGGCGAGAAGAAGGAGCCCGCGGCGTAGCCGCACCGGTTCTGCACAATTGATGTTGCCCCTGGGGACTCGAGACCCCGCGGGCGGCGAGTCACCGAAAGCCCATCCCCGACCTGCAGGGGTGCGAGGGGTGGGCTTTCGGCTTTCAGGAGCAGCGACATGAAACCGAAGCGCTTCCACCTCTTCGAATCGCTCTTCATGGCCGAGGGCTCGCGCATGCGCGCGCGGCTCATCCGGGAAGGGAAGTCGAAGAACGGGAACAACTGGACCCGCAAGGCGCTCGAACAAATCGCTGCGATCGCCAATGGCAAGCCGATCACGTTCTACGACATGTCGCAGAACGGCGACCGGACGTTCGCCGCCCACTGGGAGCAGTTGCGCATGAAGCTCCCGCCGGCAGTGCGGGGGCTCCTTCCGCAGTTGCTGCCGGATGCGCAGATCGGCGTGGTGCGAAACGCCGAGGTAGTGGAGGAGGGCGGCAAGGCGGCGGTCATGGCCGACGTCGAGCTCACCGACAAGGGCAGCTGGTTCAGCGGGTTTCTGGGGCGCACGCGGGCGCTCGGTCGTGACCTGGGTCTTTCGATCTTCGTGCCCGAGGGCGGGCTCGAAGGCAAGCAGCTCCCCGGTGGAGGCGTCGAGCCCGAAACCGTTTCCGAGATCACGGCCTTCGAGGTCGTGTCATTCCCGAGCGCCGGAGGCGGCTTCGTTCCGGTCCTTGAAGCGCTCATGGAGGTCAATCCGATGAAGGACTTTCTCAAGCGCCTCATGCGAATGGTCGCGAAGGAGAAGCGCTCCCTCGTCGAAGCGCTGAAACTCCCGGACGGGATCGAAACCGCCCAGGCATTCATCGCCGAGCACAAGGACATCGCGAGCAAGTTCATGGAGGCGCTGGGTCTGAAGATCACGGATCCCGCCCTCCAGGCGGCCGCCCTCGAAGCGATCGCACTCGTCGCCCCCGCGGAGGACCCGCCCGCGCCGAAGAAGGCGGCCGAGGGGGATCCCGTCAAGGAGCCCGAGAAGAAGGAGGACGCGGCCCTCGAATCGAGGGTGAAGGGGCTGTCGGAGGACGTGAAGCGGCTCCTGAAGACCAATTCCCTCTCGGCGCTCGAGGCGGCGCTGGCCGCGTCGAAGCTGCCGAAGGCGCTCGTCGAGTTCACGCGCGAGCACTGGAAGAAGCGCCTCGAGGCGCAGGGGGTCATCGAGGGGACCGAGCTCGACGAGTTCATCGCCGGCCTGAAGAAGGGCCTCGGCGGCGCCGGCGCGCCCGGTGGCGGGCTCCTCGAGGGGATCCAGCACCGGGGACCCTACATGCGAGAGGAGTGGAACTCGGCCGACAAGGTGATGGCGGCTTTCGACGCCATGATCGAGGGCAAGCGCTTCGGCGTCCTCGAAGGCGACGGGAAGACGAAGATCCAGGTCCCCGCGTTCACCGGGCCGAAGCAGGCCTACCAGGTGATGACCGGCGACATGTGGATGGAGGGGGCCGGGTTCTACGGGCGGCAGAATCGTCCGCAGGGCGCTGTCGAGGGGATGAGCTGGGACGGGAACCAGTTCGCCCAGGCCTACATGGCTGTGCGGCACGATCGGTCGATCCTCGAAGGGATCACGACCGCGACCTACCCGCTGATCCTCTCCGATCGGATGCACAAGGCGATGCTGCGGGAATACGCGCAGCAGGACCTGCAGTGGAAGCTCGTCGCCCGGCCCGTCCCTGTCACCGACTTCAAGACGTGGCGCTTCGAGCGGTTCGGTGAGTTCCCCAACCTCGCCGTCGTGGCGCAGAACGGGGCCTACCTCGAGGTGACGGACTATCCGAACGAGGAAGAGATCACCCTACAGATCGTGAAGCGCGGCGGGCTCGCCAACTGGACCTGGGAGGCGATGCTCAACGACGACCTGACGAAGCTGCGGTCGATCCCCACGAAGCTCGCCCGTGCGGCCGCCCGCACGCTGAACGAGGCCGTCTTCGATCTCATCCTCACCAACGCCGTGATCTACGACGGCGTTGCGCTCGCGGCAGCCGGCCACTCGAACATCACGGCCTCGGCCGCGTCGCTCGCGAACCTGCAGGCGATGCGCCGCAAGATGTTCCTCCAGAAGGATCTCGACGCCCGCGAAGCCGGCCGGTTCACCGCGCGACACGTCTTCTGCGGTCCTTCCACGATGGACGCGCTCTACGGGTTCATCTTCTCGGACGGCAAGCCTACGCTCGTGGACACCGACAGCAACCAGGCGGCGGGCACCGCTCGCACCATCACGAAGGAGAACCAGCAGATCCCGAACATCCTCCGGGCGAAGTATGGCTGGGACCTGATCGAGGTGCCGTACTACGAGTCGGTGGACGCGGACGCCTACACGCTCACGGCCGATCCGAGCGAGGCCGAAATGATCATCGTCGGCTTCCTGAACGGCAACGAGGAACCGGAGCTCTTTGTCCAGGACCTCGATCGCGTCGGGACATTCTTCGACAAGGACGTCGTGACGATGAAGGTGCGGCACATCTGGAAGCCGGAAGTTGGCGACTTCCGCGGCTTCCAGCTGGGCATCCCGTAAGCACGGGATCGACACCCTGACCGAAACGGGGGAGGCCTCCGGGCCTCCCCCACTTCCGCACCGGAGCCCCTAATGCCGCCTCTCGTCGGTGACCGAACAGCCTTTCAGGCGAAGGCCCTCCAGCGCCTCGGCAAGGTCGAGTCGTCCAAGCTGGAGCTCACCGCCGAGGCGTGGACCGGTGTCATCGATGACGCAGTCGACGCCTACGGGCGGCTCCGGCCGAACACGAAGATCTTCCAGGGCGCCGGCAGCGACACGAAGCGCCGCTATGTGCTCGAGGACGCCACGCTCCCGGGCTGGGTCCTGCGCACGTCCCGCGTGCTGCGCGTCGAAAGCGTCTCAGGGCCAGACACGGACGACGAGTTCGTGACGGAGATCCCCTCCTCGGAGTGGACCCAGCGCCGCGCCGCGGACGGCAAGGACGTCCTGTTCCTAGAGAGTGCCGTGGGGGCCTCGCAGACGATCCGGATCCACTTTTCCATTCCGCACGTCATCCACGATGACAATGAGACCCTGACGACCGTGCCGGACGGCGACTGCGAGGCGATCGTCGCCCTCACCGTGGGAAAGGCCGCCGAGTGGATCGCCCGCACGGCCTGCGACCTGGCGAACCAGCGCCTCGGCGCCGATGACGTCGATTACCAGGCGTTCAGCGACCGCTGGGCGAAGCGTGCGAACGAATCTCTCAAGGCCGCGGCAGAGCGCCTACAGGGCGAGCCGAGCGCAGCGCCGGCGGCCGCCAGCACAGTCGAGTGGCCCTCGACCGACCCAATCTCCGGCATCCCGAGGGTCTCGCACTGATGAGCCCCGGGGCGCCCGGTCAGGGCGGCATGCATGTCCGGCTCGACCTTCACGAGGCGATCGACTTCGCGCGTGAGCTGCAGCGTGACGCGTCGAAGATCCGCGACATCTTCGCGCAGCGGCTCGACGGCGTCGCCACGCTCCTTCAGGCTGAGGTCCGCTCGACCGCGCCCGTCTACACCGGCGAGCTCGCGAACGGCATCCAGCTCCGGCCGGCCCAGGTATTGCAGACCGGTCCCTCGATCGCTATCCGGGCGAGCGTCTTCACTACGGTGCCGCATGGCGTCATCATGGAGGAGGGGCGTGCGCCCGGTCGCTGGCCGCCCTTTGCCCCCATCCACCGCTGGGTCGAGCTCAAGGTCCGCCGGGGCCAGATGGACGTCTCGTGGACCGGGATCCGCGACGAGGCGCGCGCGATCCGGTCGGCCGCATTCGTCATCCAGCGGAAGATCGGCCAGAAGGGCATCGATCCCCGGAAGTTCTTCGAGAAGGCCGCCGGACGGCTCGACCCCCTCTTCCAGCAGCAGATGCAGGAGGCGGCAGATGCCGCGGCGGCCCTGATTGAGAGGCCGTCGTGAGAAGCACCCTGCCTCTCTTCCTGGACAAGCTCCAGGCACTCATCGAGGGAATCGACCCGAACATCGGGTCGGTCTACCAGGTGCAGGAACGCTGGCGCACGGACAGCGAGCTGGAAGCCGGGGCGGCCCTCGAGGTGGTCACACCCTCGGCGCTCGATGACCCCACGCGGGCGGGACGGAAAGCGACGCGCTTCTGGACCCTCTCCGGGCACTCCGAGCCGCGACCGCTCACGAACCAGAGCAGCGAATACCGCAACCAGGTGCTCGTGACGCCCTTCTATCAGTGGGAAGAGGGCTCAGGCCAGGAGGCGGCGCTCCGCACCGCGTGCATCGAGCTGCTCGACACGCTCCATCTCCGCAACACGGAAAACGTCGTGCTGAACACCGGGATCGGCTATCTGGGGTTCCTGGAGGATCGGCCCCGGATGCAGTCGCACGTGCTGGCGGCCGAGCTCTCAGGATCGCACATCAAGGGGCACACCTGCCCGCTCATCGTGACCTTTTTCGAGGAAGTCGCGCACGCCTGAGGGCGCAGCGCACAGGAGGATCCCGCCATGTCGTCGACCGTCGATTGGAGAGTCGGGTTCAAGAAGGCCGCGACGTGGAACACCGCAGTTCCGCTCGGCGCGAACGACGGCGTCAAGATCCTGTCGGAGTCGATGCCCGAGGGGATCCCCGAACCGATCCTCGACGAGAACGTCGGCGACGTCATGACGTCGGGGCAGATGCAGGGGAATATCAACGCCGAGGGCGGCTTCGTCGAAGCCGTGCGTTATCTCGGTCTCGAGCGCCGCCTCGCTCTGTTCATGGGCGCCGACGTTGTCACCCTCGTCGCCGGCGAGACGGTCATCCATCAGCACGAGATGATCTTCCAGCCTTCGAATACGGGTAAGTTCGGCACGCTCGCGATCGACAAGGGCCTGGGATCGCTCGGGTCCGCGCCGTGGGAATACCCATCGGTGAAGTTCACCGGCCTCGAGCTCTCCCATGAAGGCGGAAAGCTGCAGGCCGGCTGGAACTCCCTCTCGAACAAGTGCGAGCGGGACACGGCCGTCATCGTGAACAAGGCATCCGAGTTCGGGGCCCTTACCAACCCCACGGACGGGCTGCTCGCGATCTTCAACCAGATGACACTCCTGATTAAGGAGGTCACCGGTGCGGAAGGAAACCTGGCCGGCGGCGACGAGATCCGGTGCACGAACCTGAAGATCTCCCCGAAGCGGAACCTCTCCGGAGATCACGAGAGCGGCACGGGCGCCGGCACGATCGGCGAGCCTGAAACCGAGAAGCTCTCCGACGGACAGCTGATGTTCACCGTGGCGAACTACAACGCCACCGTGGATGCGATCATCAAAGCGTCGCAGATCCGACAGCCCTGCAGCAATCCGAAGCGCTACAAGGCGACGGTTGAATGGCTGGGCTGCGACATCCCAGGCGCCGCGGCCGCTTCGAAATATCGCCTCTCGTTCGACCTCCCGAGCCTGGCGCTCGCCACCGGTCCGGTAAACGCCGGAGGTCCGGGGCAGCGGACCCCGGTCGATCTGACGTTCAACATCAGCACACCCGTCGCGGCCGGCCACGGATCCGCCTGGGCGTGGGTAGTGATCGGGCGCACACCAGTGCGCGCGCGGCTCATAAACACCAACTCCGTCTCGGCGGCGTAACCGAGGCATCGCGGAAGGAGAAAGCGCATGGCACGAACCATCAAGATCCGGCCGAAACCGGCGCGGGTCTACATCGAGGACGACGGCAAGGTCGTCGAGCTGAGTGGCGGTGAGACGGAGCCGCCCGAAGGCGCGACGGTGTTCGAGGTCGAGACGCCGACGATCGTAGATCTCTTGGGTTTCGACCCCCAGAGGAAGGACGCGACGGAGATCCTCAAGCTGGCCCATAAAGCAATCCGCGGTTGGAGCGGCCTCCGGGACCAGGAGGGCCACGATCTCGAATTCGAACCGCGGCTCATCAACAAGCTGCCGCTGGATGACCTCGTCGCGCTGATCAGCTGGATGGTGGGCGAGATGGGCATCGGGAGGGATGCGCAGGAAAAAAACGGATTGTCCGGGAGTTTGCTCGGTCTGAGGGCCTCTTCTGGGCCCGATACACCGGCATCCCCGACTGCCTGACCTGCAGGGACGTTCGGGCGGAGGCGAGCCTGCCGCCGGCGACGATCGACGACTGTCGCCTCTGCCCGCTGTGGGAACAGACGCAGCGGAATCCGATCCCGGACGGAGTCGCATTGGCGTGGGAGCTCTATCGAAGATTGAGCGCCCCCGCCGTCGAGCAGTTCGGATTACAGGACGCGGTGATGGAGCTTGCGGGGCTCGAAATGGACCGTCGGCGTGCACAGCGGCTCATTGATCAGCTGAACGCGATCGTCGAAGGCTTGAAGGCCGCCGGAGATGAGCTGCGGCCGCGCGCCCGGGCGGAGAGTCGGTAAATGGCGCGCGTCGTCACGATCCAGCTCGAGGTCGATGACCGCGGCACCGCGCGCCTCGCTAAGGGCGCGAGCGACGCCGAGAAGGCGATCCTCAAGTCGGCGGCCGCGGCGGATACCGCCGGCGCCGCGATGGGCTCCCTCGGGAGTCAGATCCTCAGCATCGGCATCGCCATCGCGAGCTCGCAGGTGGCGCTCGAAGTAATCCGGAACTCAATCCAGTTCGTCACAGACTCCATCAACCAAGCGATCAAGGCGGCCGAGCGGACGAACCAGCTCCGCGCGGCGATCGAAGCCACGGGCAACAGCTGGGAGACGGCGCGCGAGCCGGTCGATGCCTGGCTCAACTCGGTGCGCCTCGCCTCCAATTTCACGAAGGACGAACTCTCGGAGTCCTTCGACACGCTCCTCACGCTCACCCAAGACGTGCACGGCTCGATCGACGCTCTCACCGCGGCGGTGGACGCCGCGGCCGCGCGCGGCAAGCCCCTCGCCACCGTCACCGAAACTATCGGCGACGCGATTGAGGGAAACAATCTCCGGCTGAAAACCCTCCTGCCCGGCCTCGACAAACTGACCCGCAAGAGGCTCGAGGAGGCGACCGCGACCGAGCGCGTCGGGATCATCGTCGGGGAGCTGTCCGATCTCTACGGCGGCCGCGCGAAGGAGTCCACGGAGAGCATCGCGACCCAGACGAGGCAGCTGCGCGACCTGGTGGGCGATCTCAAAGTGCGAGTCGGCGATCTCGCTCTCAACGTCTGGAATCTCCTCGTTCCCCTGGCAGATCTCCGCGACGCTCTCGGCGGCATCAACGAGGTCATCGAGCGCGGGAGCTGGCAGGAATGGATGCGCCTGCTCTCCGAGATCGGTGTCGCATTCGCCAACACCCAGAGCGGAGAGCAGCTCGAGGCTGTGCTGAAGGCGATCGCCGTCCACGCCACGGACGCGGCCAAGGCGGCAGCGGATCTGAAGAACAGCACCGATCCGAAGCCGGTTCGAGACCTGACAGACGCCGAGCTCGCCCTGGCCAGCGGGGCCACGCTCCTATCGGAGGCGTTCGAGAAGTGGCGCGCGGCCACCGAGCGGCTGCAGGACCTGCAGCGCCGCGGCGTGAAAATCGTCGGGGGCTACGACGCGGCGTTCAAGAAACTCACCGAGTCCTTCTTCGGCGCCGAGGCTCCGTTGAAGAAGGTGCGGGATCCGCTCGAAGCGATCCTCAGCAAGAGCCCCACGAAGCTGCTGGAGACGATCGACGCGCTCCAGAAACTCAAGGCCTCTGCGCCGGATCTGGACCAGAAGTTCCTCAGCGACGAAATCGCCAAGCGCGCGTTCCAGTTCGGCGAGGCGATCGGCGCGATCAAGGACAAGATCGAGGCGCTGCCCACGAAGCCATTCGCATCGATCCAGGAGCTACTGTCACAGAACGTGCCCCTCGGTCCGAACCTGGAAGGCTGGATCAAGAACCTCCGGGAGAAGCTGGCCGAGGCCCAGATCCTAACCGGCGAGGCCGCCGCCACAATGAGCGAGCAGCTGCGCCAGATGTTCATCGCGGCTCAGGAGGAGGGGATCCCCCTCCAGGCGGTCATCGCGGCGAATCGAGCGGAGATCCTGCAGCTCGCGGACGCGGCCGCTGCAGCCGGAGTGTCTGTTTCCGAGGAATTCCAGCGGATCGCGAACATCGCGATCAAGCAGGAATGGATCGAAGCGCTCAACGCGGGCTTTGATCAGATGCGCGACAACTGGCAGGCATTCACGGACAAAATCATCACCGGCTTTGCCCAGACCGTGGGTCAGGTCATCGTCGGGGCAGAGGACGCCGGCGAGGCTTTCAAGCGCTTTGCCCAGCAGGCGACAGCGCAGATCATCGCCATGCTCACGGAGTGGGGGATCCGGCGGCTCATCGTCGGCCGCCTGGCCCAGGTCGCCGCCGCAGCGGAGAACGCGACGCTCCTGGCGGGGAGCCTCGCCACGGTCTTCACGAACACCTTCTCGTCGATCGCGGCGATCCCGATCGTGGGTCCCTTCCTCGCTCCCGCTGCGGCGGCCGCGGCCGTGGCAGCCGCCAGCGCCGGCGCCGCCGGCGCCGCGGCGACCGGGGCGGGCCTCTCGGCCAGCATCCTTGCGGGCACGGCGATGGCCGAAGGCGGCATCGTGGATCGCGGTCCGGTGCGCGCGATCATCGGCGAGGCCGGGCCAGAGGCCGTCCTGCCGCTGCGCGGCCCGCGCGCGCGTCGCGCTGTGGAGGAGTTGGGGATCGGCGGCGGGCCGACGATCAACATCGCCGTCACGGTGAACGGGGACAACTGGCGCGACAGCGGTCTCTCCAATGACCTCACCCGCACGATCACAGAGGCTATCCGCAAGGCGATCGGCCGCGGCGAACTGCTCCCGCTGCCGCAGGGGGCCCGGTGATGGGGTTCCCGCTGATCCTCTTCGGTCTCGCGCCGCTCGTGAACTCGTCTTTCGAGTCCGACGCCGGCGGCGCCGCCCCCTCCGGCTGGGACACGGCCGCGTCGGTGAACGGGATCAGCCTGGTCTCCTCCGCGGAATTCCACTCCGCCGGCGACGGCCTCCCATCCGCGCGAGGCCTCCGGCAGAACACCTCGAGCGGCACCGCCGGGAACAAGGCGATCGCGCGCCAGCGGGTCGCCCTGCCCGAACTGCTCCCCATCATCCGCGAGGCGGGCACCGAGATCGCTCTCGCTGCGATGTTCAAGCCAACCGACCAGCGCGCGGCGGACAACGCGACGCTCGTGCTCGAGCAATACAGCGGCGGGACCTCGGCGCCGGGGAGCGGGGCGCTCCTCCCACCGCCGTTCTCGCGGTCCTTCTCCTGCGGAGAGGGGAACTGGGTCCTCCGCCTGGCCGCCGCGGCGCCGGATCCGGCGGCCGCCTGGCTCGATGTCGTGCTGCGCTATGACCTGACCGCCGGCTATAACGCCGCTTCCGACGCCTTCTGGGACCGCGTCTTCCTCGGAGGGCTCGTCGATCTCCACAAGGGCTTCCGGAAGATCGACCCGGAACCGACCGCGGGCTACGCCGCGAATGAGGGGGACGGCGCCGTCGAGATCGTCCGCACACGCCGGCCCATGACGAAGCTCGACCTGCAGCTGGCGAACATCGCGCACGGCTGCGAGGACGATCTGCAGCTGAAGGCTCTGCGCCGCTGGCTCGCCGGGCCGCTCCCCGGGACGCTCGCCCTCTGGGTCGATCGCGAGCAGCACACGAACGCCGGGATGCACTACCAGCGGGTCTATCAGGATCCGAAGCTGAAGATCGAGATCCCGCCTGGGTTCCTGCGGACGCACTACGGCTTCGAGTTGACCGCTCCGAGCGAGGCGGCATGACGGAATACGCCGACAACCTCGCGGCCGATCAGAAGGCCCTCTGCACAGTCTGGGACTTCCCCGACCTGGAAACCCGGTTCGTGACCGAGGGGCATGCAGGTCTCACGCTGCCTGGCGGCTGGACCCAGTTCGATGGGGCCCGGCCAATCAAGGACAAGGGCAGCGCCGTCGCATTGCACGACGGAAAGCTGGAGATCGGATCCGCAGGGTTCGAGATCCCCGACGTGGATCAGGCCCTCACGCACTGGTTCGCCGATCACGAGACCGACATCTCGCGGGCCCGGGTGATCCGCCGACAGGGGTTCCTGGGTGTGGCTGAGGCGGAATACGCGATCAGCCGGTGGCTGCTCGGAAACTACTCCGCGAGCGGCGACGCTGGCGGCGGGTTCGCGATCGATCTGGTGAACGTCTTCCGGCCGCTGCAGCGCGGACTCTATGAGGACTTCGACGGCGAGAGCTACCGCCTCTCGCAGTCATTCCAGAACGGAGACACCCAGCTACACCTGAAGGACTCTCCGAAGGGAATCTGGCGCGAGCCCGGGCACGTGGTCGTCTACAACGAAGACGACAACGTCTACGAGCTCGTCGGCTACACGGCGATCGGCGGGACCGGAAACAAGGTCCTCCAGACGCTCACCCGGCGCAAGTTCGGCGTCAAGGCCCCGAGCGGCTACGACTTCGCGCAGAAGGAGGCGCGCGTCTGGCAGGTCTGGGTGAAGCGCGGGAACCCGCTCGACATCATGCGCGAATGGATGGCCACGACAGACGCCGGCACGAACGGGGATTACGACATCGGCGACGGCGACGGCCTCGGGGACGAGCTCGACGATGCCTACTTCGATCACAACGTCATCGATGATGTGCGAGACCAGTTCTGGCCGGTTCCCGTCTTCACCGGAGATGCCCTCACGAGCGGCAACGCGATGCTGTTCGTGGAGAAGGACCCGATCGTCGACGTCTTGGACTTCGTCGTAGAGAACATCATCCAGCCGCTCGGCCTGATCCTCGTCGTCACCGCCGAGGAACGCCTCGGTGTCGCCACGCGCTACAGGACCCCCGTCACCCCGACGGCTGTCGGAAGCCAGTGGATGGTGAAGGACTTCGAAGCCTCCAAATGGGACCGTGGACTCGACGGCAAGAAGCTGAACCTGCTCCGCGTGCAGACCGACTGGGACATCGGGAAGGAGGAGCACGCCTTCTCGAAACTCATCGAGGACGCGCTCTCTCAGGACCAGTTCGGAAAGTCCAAGGTGCAGGAGCTCGGCGGCCGGGGTTTCCGATCCGGAAAGCTCGGGTTCCCCGATTACCACGGTATCAGCGATGCCTCGATCGGGGCCTCGCGCGTGCTCCTGGACGTCTCGAACCCGGCGATCGAACTGGAGATCGACGCCTTCTACAAGTTCAAGGATCTGTCGATGGGTGAGGCGGTGGCCATCGACGTCCCGGGAGTGCCGGATCTCGACCAGCGCCGGCGGGGGCTCATCGCGTCGCCCTTTCTCATCTACAAGCGCCAGGTCGATGACCTCAAGGGCAAGGTGCTCCTAGGGCTGCGCCAGCGGCGTCTGACCTTCCGGCCGTGGATCATCGCCCCGAACTCCGTGTCCGACGATTACGCGACCGCCTCCGACGCGGACAAGGCCTTCTGCTACTTCGCCCCAGGCGACGAGGACTTCTTCCCCGACGGCTCGCCCGCATACAAGGTGGTGCCAGGATGAGCCTCGCGTTTACGGACATCCTGGAGACCCGGGTGGACGGACTCTCGCCTTCCAAAGAGAGCCTGATCACCGACTTCTGGAAGAACCAGCTCGCGCTAATTGCGGGACCGATTCCGGTGCAGTGGGCCGAAGTGAACGAGACCAGCTCGTCGTTCGCGTTGAAGGCCACGATCCCCCTGTGGATCCCGCCGGCGGCCGCGGCGACAGAGAAGGATGTGTCGCTGCTCGTCGTCTTCGAGGCCTACAACCAGAACGCCGGCGCGGTCGGCCGGGCCCGGATCAAGCTGGGCGCCGGCTCCTATGTGGAGACGGGAGACATCACGGCCACGGCGCCCACGCGCACTGAACTGCGGATCGCCGCGGCCGACGTGCGCGCGGTCGCGGGCTCGGAAGCGAACCTCATTCTGGAGATGAAGCGCGTCTCCGGCACAGGCCAGGTGCGCACCCGAAACACCTGGGACGTCACGCGTCTCGAGGTGGCGCCATGAGCTGGGTGAGCTGGCCGGCGGTGGAGCGGCAGGCGGGGGCCGAGGGAAACGAGACCTTCCTGGGGAAGTGGATCGGCAGAGACGACGCGCTCAAGGCGCGAGCATGGCGCGGGGTGAAGATCGGTGGCACGAAGACCCCGGTCACGAACGTCTACTCCGACCTCGCTGTGTCCGGGAGGATCTGGGTCCCACCGTCCGCCGATCTGCTCGTCATGCGAGTGCTGATTTCGGTGATCCTGAACGAGACCGGCGCCGGCGGACCGCTCTTCGTCCGATCTCGCATCGGTTCCTCCTTCGGTGAGGAACTGCGCATCGACGTGCTGCCCTACGTTCCGCCATCTGGCTTCAGCGGGCAGCTTGAGCCCTACGACCTTGTGCACGACGTCCGGGGGATCCGCGACGTCGAGGACATCTTCACCTACCAGCTGAAGCGCACGGTGACTCTCCCTCCGGATGTGAACGGGGGAGAGATCCAGTGGCGCGCGCACTGGTATTTCGCAGTTCTCGCGTGAGGGACCGATGGCCGTAGAGAAGACGACGATCACCGGCAAGGTCTACATGCCGAACGGGAGCGCCGCGGCCGGCGGAAGCATCCTGATTCGGCTCTCTCAACGCGGGACCGTGCTCGACGGCGCCGTCGTCCAGGTCGTGAACGGCCAGGTGCGGGTGCCGATCGCCGCCGACGGGTCGGTGAGCTTCACGCTCATCCCGAACGAATCCATCACTCCCTCGGGCACCTTCTACGTGGCGGAGTACTCCGCGCCGGACGGGTTCAAGTGGAAGGAGCTCTGGGAGATCACGATCAATCCAGACCCGATGGAGATCGGCGCGATCGCGCAGGTCGCCGGATCCGTGTCGATCCCCGAAGAGCTGACCTTCCCGTCGCTCTCCGCGCTGCCGGCGCCATCGCTCTCTTACCGCCGAAAGGTGAAGGTCATAGAAGGCGGCGTTGGCATTCCCGACCAGGCCGTCATCTGCCTCAAGGCGGGCACGCAGGTGGCAGGAGCGGACGTCTACGAATGGGTGACGCTGCAGACCGGGGGGCCGTGAGGAGATAGAGACGACGTTGGAAGGATAGGGAGGCCACTGATAAGCCCCGTCCGCGCGGGGTTTCCTTCCAGCACTATCAAGCGCGGGATTGCGGCACGCGGAGCCGCCGGAGACGCTCATGCGCCGTCTGGCGGTCCTATCCCTCCTCATCACCAGCGCTTCCCTCGCGCGCGCCCAGGTGCGCCCGCCGGTGGAGACCGTCGTCTCGGCGCCGTCCACGACGCCCGGGACGAACTCTTGCGCCGCTGGGCCCGCTGGACGCGTCCAGCAGGTCTCTCAGGGTCCGAACAAGGGCCGCAGCTACTGCTGCCCTGCGAACGGCGGGACCTGGACGGACTGCACCGCCGCGGGCGGGGGCTCCGGGAACATGTCCACCGGCGATTACGACACCGACGTCGATGGGATCGTGGACAAGGCGGAGGTCTTGGGCCCCGCGAATGCGCTGGCCACTGGTAAGCCGCTCCTCGGGGGAGGCGCCGGCAACCCGATCGTTCAGGACAACGAATACCTCTACGACCCCGCGACCAACACCCTGACCGTCGTCGGAAAGATCTTCGTCCGCTTCTCAGGTGATGCCTCGGCCTGCTCGAACAGCTCGAGCCTGCTCTGCACGCGGCTCATCTCTGACCTGCTGACTTCCGGTGTCCCCTCCGGTCTCGAAGTCCGGACGGGCGGGAAGCTGGAGATCATCTCGGACTTCTCCGACGTCACCGGCGCGCTGGAGATCGAGACCACCGCGGACAACAGCGGCATGAACATCTACACGCTGGGGGAGAACGCGCAACTCACGATCGCGGCGCTCGGGGTGAATGCCAGCGTCGGGATCAGCGCGAACAACGGCGGTGCCGTCTACATCACCAACGGCTACTTCCTCGGCGGCGCCGACCTGGGCGACGTTCTCTTCCGGCCTCGAACGGGAAGCGCCCTCCCCACGACCTGCACCACCGTCGGCGAAATGTTCCTTCTCTGTGCCGGCGGCACCTGTGCCGACGCTTCGAACCGACCGAACTGGTGGCGTAACGACCTGAACACCGGGAGCTGCAACTGGACGAAGACGGAGAGCTCGGCCGCCGTGGGAGCGCAGGACGCGATCCAAGCGGCGGGAAGCAGCGGATCGATGGCCGACTCGGGCATGTCGGTGGACCCGGGCCGCACGACGTTCTACGCCCTCGGAAAGATCGAGCAGCCGGACCAGTCGGCGAGCCCCGGCATGTTCGGGAACGTCATGGCGTATGCGGACAACCACGACCTCACCAACCCGATGGTGCCGTCGAAGGTTCCCGGCCGCTGGGGCATGACCGACTGCGACAACTCATCGGCTCAGCGCGTCTGCCTGTTCCAGGCCGGTGTGATGGCCTGGAAGCCGCCTGTGCCGATTGCAAACGCCGACCAGGCCGTTCTCTCGACAACGCTGTCCGGCGAATACGTGACCGGATCCGCATTGCTCGAGGTCGCCGACGAGGGCACCGGCCTCACGCGTCGCAAGACAATCAACTGGATCGGCTCCGGCGTGAGCTGCGTCGATAACTCGGGTTCGGGTCGGACTGATTGCACGGTGTCTTCCGGCGGCGGGGATATCGACCAAGTCGGAAGCTGCACCACCGGCTCCTGCTTCACCTCTGTCGCCCCGAATCTCTTTCTTGCCAGCCCGGACGGATCTACCGCCGCGATTACCCCTCGCGCGATTGTCATGGCGGACCTCCCCACCACCAACGCCGGAAACAGCGGCCGCATCAGCTCAGTGCTGGCGGAAATGCGCGGTGCCGGCACCGCCTACGTCGATGACACGTCCACGGCAGAAACCTCGCTCTGCGACGGGACCTTCAGCGGCACCGTCACGATCCCCACCGCCTTCTGGGTGCAGGGGAGATACCTCAAGGTTACGGCGAGCGGAACGTATCTCACTGGTGCCGGGCCGCCGACGCTCACCATCCGCATCCGGTCTGGCGGCGTCTCCGGAGATCTCCTCCTCCAGACGACCGCACTCACGTTGCAGGCCTCGTTCGGTTCCGGATCCGAAGGGCAGTGGGAGGCGATCGGGCTCATCGAGGTCCGCACCGTCGGGTCCCCGACCGGAACGACGATCTCGTTCGGGAAGGTGACAGTGGAGGGTGCCTCAGGCGCCCTCTCCGCGCGATCGTTCAAAGGCTCGAGCCCAGACGCCACCGTGACCACGACGATGAACGCGACGCGCGACATCGTCGTCACGGGGCAGTGGGCGTCGAACGCGACGAACACCCACCAGGTCAAATGTCAGCAAATGCTGATCGAGGCCTGGTAATGCGCGCCCCGGCCAGACTCCTCGTCTTCGCCGTCCTCATTGCTGTCATCACGCCCGCGCTCGCCGCAACGCGCTTCGTTCGGACGCTCGGAGGCAATAACACGAGTTGCAACGGGACCGTCGACCGGACCCTCCTGCAGGCCACAACCCCGTCCGGGTGTCCGACCACGGTGCCCTCTGGGGGATGCGACTGCGCCGTCGCCACCATCGACGCCTGCGATGGGGGAACGGGGGGTCAGTCGAACCTCTCACCACTCGATGATGACGACATCTGCTCCGTTTCGAACGGGGTCTACGGCAATCTCGTGATCGGCGGCGCCAGCAACGGGGAAACCCTCCGTCCGACCGGCAGCGGCAGCTCCGGGCATCCGATTACATACCTCTGCCCGGGCGGCGCCTGCACGATCCAGAGCGCGAATGGGCCAACGCTCGACCTGACGTCGCGCTCGTTCATCACTGTGGATGGGTTCACCTTCGATGGGGGTCCGCTCGGGGCCAGCAGCATCCGTCCATGCGGATCCGGCTCCACGGGGAATATCCTCCGGAACTTCAACGCGGTCGATTCGGTGACGAACGATAACAGCGGCAGCCAGACGCGCGTCGCCGTCATCGAGACATCCGGCGGCACGAACAACCTCATCGAGAACGGGCTCATCAAGATCCCCTACCAGGTCTCGAGCCCCGCGCCCGCCTATTTGATGATCATGTCCGGCTCCGCCGAGACGGGCACGACCGTCCGCAACGTCACGCTCTGGGGCTACTGGAACGGCTTGGTCCTGCAGACCACGTGCACGAATTGCACGATCGACGGGCTCAAGGTCGGCGGCAACAAGAATCACGTCTTCGAGATCCATGAGGAGAACAACCTCCTCGTGAAGAACTCCGTGGTCCTCGCCGGCGCGGACTTTCGCGAGCAATTCCAGACGCGCGGAACGCCGACCCTGAAGCTCAACGGCATGACGCTCCTGAACACTCTGTTCGTCGGGGGCTTCCGTCTTCCATCGCCGGATCACGAGCTCTCGATGGGCGGCACGATCAAGTCACGGAACAACGTCTTCGTCTCGTTCGACACTTCCACCGCGGCTCAGTCCAAGGAGATCGCGGGGATCAACTTCGGCTGCACGAGCGGCTGCAACGGGGAGAACGGGCCCACACCCACCGTCACGTTCGATTCCGACTGGAATGCCTATGTCGGCGGCCTGAACTTCGGGAACAGCTCGAGCGGGCTGTCCTGGAACGACGATCGCGACGTTCCCACAGGAAACGGCACGAAGCGCAGCGCCTCGCAATTCGCGGCGTGGCAGGCGCTCACCGACGCGGCACCCGGGATCATCATCCCGGCCCTCGACGTGAACTCCATCATCCTCGGGAACAAAGACTGGCGCGCAAATCCTGGCGGCTACTGCGTCGGCGGTTCGAATCCCGGCGCCGCCTGCACCTCCGGCGGGAACTGCACCGGCGGGGGGAGCTGCAATCTGGTGAGCTCAGGGTCGCTCTACGGCACGACGGGCTCGCTCTGGGGCGGCATGGTGGAGTGCCAGTGCGACAGCGTGAACCTTTGCCCGACTCCATCGACCGACACGGATGCGGACGGAACGCCTGACCGGTTGCAATACTTCTGGGGCCGCTCGACGTGGCTGTCCTCGTGGCAAGTCGGTGACCTCGTTGAATTCAATCTAGACGGGACGACGCGGCAGCTAATCTCCAACGACGCGAACGCCCCGGGGGGGTTCTGCAGCAACGACGGCTCCCGCTGCTCGTCCTCAGTGCCATGCAGCGGCGGCGGCTCCTGCAATTTCGTCTGCGAGAGACGTGTCAGGTTCGACCCTCCGATGTCGACGAACCCGCCTCCGCTGAAGTGGTGGTGGCTGTCCTACGGTGGCCAAGATCCCGAAGGCGACGGCACTCGCGCCATGATCAAGGGCAACCCGATCACGGCGGTGAACCGCACGTTCATTCCCGGCGCAACCTCTCCCCTGCGGGACGCCGGCGATCCGAACCCGGCGAACTGCGGACACGCGGTCCTGGGATCCGCCTGCGACATCGGGCCTGGAGAATTCGACGGCGGCGCCCCGCCGCCCCCCATCCTCTCCATCGGAACGCCCGCGGCCGTCACCGAGGGGGCGAATGTCGTCATCCCTCTGACGCTCACGGCGCCGGCGAGCGGAAACATCGACGTCACAGTCCGCTTCACAGACGGCACCGCCACCGGCGGCGCTCCGGTGGTTGCTTCGACGTCCGGCGTCACCCTCGGGACAACCGAGCAGGCGCACGCGATCACCCGCGCGCACAGCCGGAAGGTCCTGACGGACCCGACGACGGACTACACCTACGCCATCCTCGAGAAAGGCGTGTGCTTCTCGGGACCGAACGTCGGACAGGCCTGCAACGGGGAAAGCGCGACCGCTGACTGCGGCGGCACATGCTCGGGTGGGCCGACTCCCGGCGCATCCTGCTTCTCCAGTTCCACCTGCGGAGGCGGATCGTGCGTCGCTGCGCACGGCTGCTTTGGCCAGGCGTGGGAACAGCATTCTCTCGACGGCCTGACGTGGAGCACGCCCTTCTTGATTGACGGCACCGCGGGGGCGGGCATGACTGCCCTGATGCCGATCATCGACGGCACCGGCATGAAGATCTTGACGCGCTCTGCCTATCCCTCCACGACCGTCTACCCGGACAAATACGTCGAGCGAGCCTATGACATCGACGCCGTCGACGGCGATCTCAGTCTGACGGACACCAAGATTCTCCATTACTGCGGCGCTGGGTCGACGTCGAGCGTGTCGTCGTGCGGTGCGTCCACCGGCACGAGCACCATCATTTTCTACGGCGGCCAGCTGAAGGATTCCTCCGGCCGCTACTACGTCATCGGCATGAAGGGGGATGGCGGCCCGAATAGCACGGTGGTCATCCTGCGCTCGACGAACCCGAACAGCATCGCGACCTGGGGCGCGGCCGGGTGCAATGCCTCCGTCGCCGGAGACTGTAACGACGATTGGGTCGAGCCCGGTAACTCGAACATCTTCGGAGAGGGCGAGAAGGGCTGCACCCTATTTGACCTGGACGCGGGAGCCGGGAACGCCGTCGGGGCCATGTGCTACGACAAGGGCAGCGACTTGGTCCCTTCGAACGGGCAACTCGTGTTCTCTGTGAACGCGGCCGGGAGCGATGGCGGCTGGAGCAATTGGTTCGCACTGACGACCTCCGGGAATGACTGTCAGACGAGCGGGTCCACGCGGTTTCCCTCAGGGTCGTGCGACGGCACCCGCCTCGACGACCGGCGCTATTCCGCGGTGATCGACCCGGCGACCGGGATCATCCATGTCGTCTACATCGCCGACGATACCGGCAACTCGGCGCAGGCGAACATCCAGTATTTCACCTTCGGGCAGCCGCACACCGGTCTCGGCACAAAGTCTCCTGACGTTCCCATCGTGCTCGGAGAGAACGACGGCGTGTCGCTCGGAATCGACACGCGCACGTCCCCGGCGAAACTCCACCTCGCCTATATCGACAACAATGACACCGGCGTTCCGGGCGGGTTCAATTACGTCCTGAAACTCCTCACGAAGGACGGCGCCGCCTGGCCAGCGGAAACGGCGGCGCTCACCCTCTCCTCGACGACCGGCATCCGGCAATATCCTCAGATCCCCGCGTCCATCGTCGGTGACGAGATCATCGTCATGGACCAGGAGAACGCCGGAGGCGGCACCTACAACATCGTCGCCCGGCAGGTGGATATGTGCCCGGCGGGGGTCGACTTCAGAAACGGGAACCTCTCCACAACGCTCTTCGGTGGCCAGGTTGCGGGCTCCGTCTCGGTGCCCTCCTGCGATGACCCGGACGATGAGGCGGCGACGGAGACATTCAACGCGCTCATCAACTCGAGTTCCTGCCAGAACCTCTGCAGCTTCCAGCTGGGCGCGACCTCGACGGTTGCGACCCTGAAGGACAACGACACGGTCCCCACCGTCGCCTGGGAGATTGCCACCTCAAGCCCCTCCGAGGCCGTTGGAACGATCAACATCGTCGCCAGGCTGTCGAATACCACAGGTCTCCCTGTGACGGTCCCATTCACTCTGGGCGGTTCGGCGGCGAGCCCGGGCGATTACTCGTGCGGCTCGAGCCCAATCACGATCACGGCGGGCAACCTGACCGGCTCCGTGGCCTGCACCCTCGTTGATGACGGTGTGAACGATCCCGGCCTCACGATCACTCTCACGATCGGCAGCCCGACGAACGCGACGCTCGGCAGCCCGGGCGTTCACACTGTGACGATCCAGGATAACGACGCCGCATGCACGTTCTCCTGGGCTTCGGACGTGACGCAGCCGGAGAACACGTCGCCCATGAACTTCACGATCTCCCGCACGAGCGGCACGGGCACAGCCTCGGTGAAGTTCTCTACGGTCAACGGGACAGCTCTGGCGGGAACCGACTTCACCGGGATCACCGATCAGCTGGTGAGCTTCGGCGCGGGGGTGACCTCTATGGGGTCACTGGCCGTCACGCTCGCCGACAACGCGCTCGTGGACGGTGCCCGGGCCTTCACGGTGGTCATGAACACGCCCGTCACCTGCACGATCTCCGATGGCACTGCGACCGGCACAATCACCGACGACGACAGCCCGCCGCCCTCGGATGTGAACTGGATCCTCGGGGCGTGGATCCTGGGGGAGACCTCGACCGGCGGATCACAGGCGTTCACTCCTCGGCCGCTCGGCACAGTGTCGAACGTGGTGCCGACAACCTGCTCGACGCCGCAGGCCGGGCGCTCCTGCTTCACCGGCACGGTGTCGGGTTGCGGGGGCGCGAGCGCCGATCTGCCGCCCATGGATTTCGAGCTGCGGGTCGCCAACCCCACAGCCGGCCTCGGCACGGCCACAAAGACCGTCTTCGCCGTTGGAGGCCTCGGCTCCACTGGATTCCTGGGAAGCGACTCCGTCATCTTTAACAGCATCTTCGAGCCCCTGCGCGGCAGTGGCAGCCAGAACAGCGCGCGGGTCATCGAGCTCAGGTGGCTCGCGAGCGGCGGCTGGTTCAACACCAACACCGGCGCGCGCGATGGCATGGAGCGCGCCGCCTGTCGCTTCTCCACGGTGTCGAAATACGTCGCAGATCAATACGGCCGGGGCTCCTTCTGCGGGCTGGGCACGAGCGCAGGCTCGACGCAGGCGGTGTATGCCTGCTCAATCTACGGGCTATGCGACGGCGCGACTCGGATCTTCGATCATCAGGTGGAGATCTCTGGCCCCTTCGCAGGCCGCGTGGACCTCGGTTGCGACCTGGGGGTCGCATCGGCCTTCTGCGCAGAGCCGGTGACGAGCTGCGCAGACAACACGAAGGGGTATCCCGACGTTGGCTCCACGCTCATCGATCGCGCAGTTGGCGCGGCGACCGATGGCACGGGGCCATGCTGCAACGCGCTCAGCGCCGGCGGCGCCTGCCGCGCCGTCGCGGACACCTCCTACACCTCGGACTGGCAGCAGATGAGCCACGTCTGGGATCACGGGCTCTTCTATTTCCCGAATGTGGCATTTGATTTCATTTTCGGCACATCGGACACGACCAGCGGTGCCCCCTACGGCGGGCGGTTGTGGAAGGACCAGATCCTCGTGAACGGACAGCCGGCCGGGCTGGTCTCGACCCAGGACATCACGAGCGCGCCGCATGACTGTCTCCCGGCGCTCGTGGGCGGGGTCCCCACCTGCGCGAACGCCGCGATCGCCAAGATCCGGGCGAACTGCGTGGAGCACCCATGACCGACGCGATCACGCCGGTGCTGGCGCTGCTGGTCAACCTCAAGGCGGCCGACCGCATCGAGGTGCAATCTCGCCCGATCGCCGACGGGCCCTGGGTGATGGAAACGACGTTCACGCCGGCCTCTTGCGGCAGCGGGGTCCAGGCCCGCACAGCCCTCCTGAAGATGCCGATCCTGGACGTGAACCGGATCTTCCGCGCCCGCACCTGTCTCGCAGCGGACTGTGAGGACTGGTTCGAGCTCCCGCAGCTCGAGGTGATCTGCCTGCCCTCCGGCACGGTGGACGCGACTGCAGACATCTGCACTGCCGATCCGGACCTCGAAGGGACGGCGCGCGAAGGAGAGTGCCTGCGAGATGCCGCGGGGCGGATCGTCCGCAACATCCTGCAGCTGAGGCCGCACCGGACGGTGCCGACCTCGGGGGTGTGCCCATGAAGAGCCTCCCAGAAATCATCGTCGCCGGCGCCAGCGCCGTGGACTGGTCAAAGACGGCCGTCAACGGCGTGCGCATGCTGAAGGCCCTCGCGGTCGTGGAGAGTTCCTTCGGCCTGAACAACATCCCCCGACACGAGGATTCCTGGTGCCGGAACATGTCTGGCCTCCGTGTCGTCCGGGTCATGACGAATGGATCATTCACCACGATCCAGCGGGGCGCCGCCAACGTCAACGCGATCGTGCGCCAGAGGCACGAGAAGTGGGGCTGCGCGGCGTGCTGCAGCTGGTCCCCCTGGCAGATCCACTACCAGACCGCGGCGGATCGAGGATTCGGGTCCGCGCCGTGGATGCTGATGGACGCCGAGATCGCGCTCGATTTCGTCTCCCTCGAGCTCAACCGGATCATCGCCGGTCCCTCGCCCAGCGAGACGGTCGAGCAGATCGCCGACGCCTGGAACAGCGGGAATTATCGCGACCGGATCGTCCCGGCCGACTACATCGCGAAGGTCCGAGCCGCCTACCGGGCGGCAACGCCATGAACGCTCCTTCGAAGGGGAAGAGCGCAGGGGGAAGAGCATTGAACGGGAACGGACATGGGCCGTCATGGCGATATGTCGCAATGGGTTTCGGTGCGGTCGTCGTCGCGCTCGGCAGCATCTTCTGCACGATCTGTGGCGGGCTGATCACCCTCCTGATGAGTGTCGGCGTCTTCTTCTTGAGCGACATCCGGGTGCAGCTCGACAGGCAGGGGGAGAAGATCGAAGCGTCGCTGCTGCAGGGGCAGGCCAACGGCGGCGGCATCTCACGCCTCCAGGACGAAATGCGACTGCGCGTCGCGGACGCGGAGAAGGAGCACCAGTCCATGCGCGATCGGGACCGAACGCAGGACGAGGCGATCAAGGCGCTCGCCGATCGCCTGACCAGCGAGCGCGAGGAACGGCTCACAGGGGGACGGCGATGAACGGATTCGGCGACATCAGCTTCTATCTCCTGACGTTCATCCCGGGCGGTCTCGGCAGCCTCTTCTGGGTCGTGACCGCCTTCATGAACCCGAAGGACAAGCGGTTCAGCACAGCGCTGTTCGAGGCCTACAAGCAGAGCGCCGAGGTCGTCGCGACGCTGATCATCCACGTCGGCATCTGCATGGCGCTCTACGACGAGGTGTTCACGACGGCCTGGAACTCGGTGCGCCCAGGCTGGCTGGAGTCGTGGGAGATGAACCTCAACCCCTTCACCGCGTTCTCGTCCGGGATCCTGTCGCACGTAGTCGCGTTCCGGTTGATCCCGATCTTTCAAACATGGCTCGTGCGGCGCGCGGAGCGCCGGGCGGCCGAGGACAACGAAAAGGAGGGTGGCAAGTGAAGACCTGGAAAGAGAAGCTCCCCGGGTTCCTGATCGTGAACGCAATCCGGGCGATTCTCGTTTTTGCCATCTGGCTGATGGTCGATGTGCCCCCGTGGCCGTGGAAGCTGCTCGCGTTCGTCGGCGCGATGCTCGTGGTCAAGAGCGGCGAGACGCTTGTGCGCAAGGCCGCCGCACGCCTCGCGCGCGGAGTCGAGATCAGCCTGATTCGCTGAACGTCAACACAAAGGAGAGACACCATGCCGCACGACAAGAATGGCCGAGTCGTCGAACCAGGCCAGCGCGTAACCGTGGAGTTCATCGTCAAGCATGTGCACCAGGCCGAGGACTACTGCAACGTGGACCTCGAGTCGGTGGAGCGGATGCCAGGAAACGACACGACAATCAGCCTCACCGCGATCAACACTCGGCAGGTCGTCGTCGTGAAGGGCGTGCGGGGGAACCCGATCGAGCCGGCCCCGTGACATTCACGACGAATGGAACGGCGGGCAAGCGATGATCTCGCTCCGCGGGAAGCTCGAGCTCGCCGGCGCGATCGCATTCCTCATCGGTGGCCTCGCGATCGGCTGGTGGATCTGGTGCCGCGAGCCGGCCGCGGCGGCGCCGAGCGAGACGATCCTGCGGGATCTCGAAACGATCGGGGCGGTTCCTGAAACGAAGGAGGCCACGCCCGAGACGAAAGACCTCCCCCGCGGAACGCGCGTCCTCGAGGACGTGTCGGGGAAGGGCGGCATGCGCCGCACCGCCGAGGAACAGGGGGATTTATCCCCTGTTAAAACCCCCTATTCAAAGGGGGAGAAATGTCCCGATCTCCTCGCCGCGATCACCCCAGACGACCTCGCCGTATCGTGTCGCTCCCAGGTCATCGAGGCGGCCCCCGGCTTCACGGTCGCCCGGATCTTCGGGAACTCCTCCGTCCGGCTCCCGGGCGGCCAGATCGTCGAGCGCGGCTGCGCGCCCGGGAAGACCTGCGACCCGGAGGGGAACGAGGCGCTCGAAGATGTCCGCTACGAGCACACCGCCGCGCGCGCGGTCAGGCGATGGGATGGCGAGCTGCGCATCGGTCTCGAGCTGCGCGACCTGATCTACGATCCCCGGCCCGCGTTCAGGGGCGGGGGCTCATGGTATCCGCCGGGGAAGCGGTTCGGGGTCGCGGGCGACATCTCGCGCGACCTCATCGCGTCAGAAGGTCGCCGGCCGGACTACTCGGTCTCCGCGGCGCTCGCGATCGACATCGGGCCCTAG